GTGGCCCATTCGATCACATGGAAAAAGACCGTCATCGGCGGAGAGACTGCAGCCGGTGACTTCGTTGCCGAGGCAGCAGGCTTGACCATTGGTAGGGTAAGGAAGTTCGGTGATGGTCCGCAAAAAGGGAAATGGGAATGGTCGTTCCTGCTCGGCCACAGCGATTTTCGACGAGGCGATTTCAGCGGCGTCGAGGATGAAAAGCAGGAAGCGGCGGACAAGATCAAAACGGCGTTTGCGCGCTATCTCAAATATCCCTCAGACAAGGGTGGCGCGCTCGGTTTGGCGCCGGATCGGTGGCAGTCAGGTTTGAACGCCTATGCCAAGGCAAAGGGTGGTTAGGATTATCTAAGACCTCATCGGGTCAATCTCTGCCCGTTCCAATCTGGCCAGTAGGATCGCAAAAACCTCGTCCGTCGCGATGGGAAAGTGACGAGACCTCATTGCCTCCTGAAATTCGCGGTTCCTCATGCCTAGCCTCAACAGCTTGGCGATCGCCATCCAGTCAGATGTTCGTGATGCCACTGGTTGTCACCCCGGTTATGGTCTGAAACATTCTCGGAAAGGGTTCGTTCCCCATGCGCAAAAATGTCCACTGGTAGACATACGATTGTAGCAAGTAAAATTGAGCGTACACTTCGTTTGAGACGATGTCGGAGGGGTATGAGATGAATAAGCGCCTCGACCACAAACTTGAATGTCCGAATTGCGGAACAATCTATCTGCGCATCCCGGATAACGTGCAAGATCACACCCTGATTCAATGCAGTTCATGTGACAGAGTGCTTGGCAGGTGGCGAGACTTGGAAATAGATTTCCATTCCCAAGGCGGCGGCAGCGGTGTCTTCGAAATGCACGACGGCCAGATCATACGCAGGGAATGATCCTATGCGGATCGATTTCGATGACGATCCAGATGGCCGACCAAGTGTCCTGTCGTTCTGCATTGGTGGCATCTTGTCAGTTTTGATACTTTTCTTAGCGGCGAGCTATGCCGGTTATTTTTGGTGAAAGCCGCAGGTCCCTCTGGGCGTTTTTTCAAGCCGGTCAAATTATTCGAAAGGAAAAATCCTATGCGAATAGATTTCGATAACGGCCCAGAAAACGGGCGGACTGAACTGGCCTTTCACCATTACTTCGCGCTCATTTGTATCGGCCTTGTCCTTGCCGGTGTAGCTTGCCTGTTAATGTGCTTGGAACAAATGGAGCCGATGACTTTTTAAGAACCGCTCATTTGGAGATGGCACTGACGAGTGGTCTCAGAGGTTAGTGCGATCACCGTTTTTTCAATTTCGGCCCGCTACTGCCGACTGACGGAAGCCAGACTCGAATGCTGCAAAGGTAAAGGGCGGGTAACGTCTTTTTGTTGCAGGAGCCAACATGGCCATCGACTGGATATCAACGCTGCAAGAGCAAGCTGAATTTGCAACACGCATAGCGGAGGATGTGACACTCACGCTTCAGTTCCCACAGTTAAGTGATGTCCAGGTTTCCAGGCTTTTCCGGGTCGTTGAACAGGGTGCATCCACTTTTAACCGGATCCTGGAAGAAATGGACAAGGATGACGGTGTTGATGACGACCTTTTCGAAGCAGCCGAAGACATTGCCGACATGTGGACGAAGCTTTCGATTTCAACCGCAAACAAATTACGCTCTCTGAAGGGATTGCCGCCTATAGAGTTTCCGAAGGATGCTAATAAAAATTGACTATCCGCCGTGCGGAACTGATTCCGATCATTTCACGTTCGAATTGGATGGCAAAAAGCTCGACACGCAAATTGAAGACAATCGGACTTCTGACCGATCTCAATGCACCACTCAAGACCCAATCAATAAAACCGCGCGACAAGCGCCAACCGCAGCTTGCGCTTGATCCCATGCCAGCGCGTATTGAACCTCAATTGGCGACGCTCGCCACAAAGGTGCCCAATGGCGGTGGCTGGGCCTACGAAGTCAAATGGGATGGCTATCGTCTTGCAGTACACGCCGAGTCTAACGAAATTCGGATCATCACTCGAGGTGGCCACGATTGGACGCGCTATTTCCCTGCGATCAAGGATGCAGCAAGAGCTCTCGGTCCCGCGAGGTTCATTCTCGATGGAGAAGCTGTCGTGCTCGATGACAAGGGCGTTCCGAACTTTGGTTTGTTGCAACAGGATCTAGGCGGCCGGCGTGCAACCCGCGCTGCTAACAGGGCCGTGCTCTATGCCTTTGATCTGCTCTACTTCGACGGCCACGACCTAACCGGTCTTGAGCTGTCGTCGCGGCGACGTTTGCTCAAAACGTTCCTGGAAGGCGAGACAGGTGCGATACGCCTGTCGGAAGAGATCGAGACCGATGATGGGCCGGCTTTGTTGCGTTCGGCCTGCGCCCATGGCCTTGAAGGGATCGTCGCCAAGCGTAAGGACAGGCCCTATCGATCTGGCCGATCGCTCGACTGGCTGAAAATCAAATGCTCGAACAGCGAAAGCTTCGTTGTCATCGGCTATGAACCATCCCTTCTGGTTCGCGGTAGCATCGCAAGCCTGCTGCTTGCTGCGCGCAAGGACGACGGCTTCGTTTATGTCGGCCATGTCGGCACCGGCTTTTCCACAAAGCTTGCAAGAGACTTGAGGGTTCAACTGGATGGCATGCGCGTCGCCGTTCCGGCAGCTAGCGGCATTAAGGGGAAAAAATACGTTTTCGTGGAGCCAACATTGGTGGCTGAGGTAACCTATGGTTCCTGGACGCATGACGGAAAACTGCGTCATCCATCGTTCAAAGGAATACGAGAGATCGCTGACAACTCTGAAATCTACACGATTGGCGGGAACTCATGACTTTGATGGGAGTTTGAGCGGTGTTGTCCGGCAGACATCACACGCACCTGGCAACAGAGGCTCGTCGTCATTCACCCGCCCTTTCGGGAAACCCCGCGGCGAGCCTCACCTTTTGTTGACCATACAGGCGCACGCTTTTGGGGGCTGACCCTAGTGCCCACTGGGTTGGCACCCGGCCTGCCCTTCGTGTTGTGTATGGTGGCAGGTCGGGACATCGGGCTTGCCCACCGCTGTCCATTTGGAGTTTAATAACTTCCATCTGGCACCGACATCATGTCAGATGGAGGCTCGGCGGATTTACTCCTCTCTAGGATATTGGCACCGCCGAGCCTCTTCCGTTCGGAAAGTGCGCGGTCATGATGACGAAATTGCAGCATTTCTGGATCTTTGGCCTCAAGGGCGATCCCTTATTTGATCGGCATTACACGCCACACGGTCAGACTGAACTGTCTTGAGAGCGTCAAGGATGGGCTGAGTATGTCTCTCGTAAGACGCAAGCTTTAACCGTGATTTGTAAGCCCGCGCCAATTGCGGTACGATCCGCTATCGTCAGCCTAACGGGTTGCTGACGTCGAGAGGTTGATGGTCCGCCATCCTGCTTTCCCCCTTCGCTTGGAGAGCAGTTATGTCGACAGATTCGAACTTCCCTGTTTTGTTGCTCGTTGAAGATGAATATCTTCTTGTACCAATTCTGGAAGATGCACTTTCAGCCGAAGGTTTTAACGTTGTAACTGCCCATGATGGCACCACCGCCCTTCAGGAACTCGAGGCGCGTGCAACAGAGTTCAAAGCCGTGATTACCGACATACGGCTGGGTACTGGCCCGAGCGGCTGGGACGTTGGACGCCGCGCGAGGGAATTAGTGCCGTCTATGCCAGTCATCTACATGAGCGGCGATAGCGCGCACGATTGGTCAGCCAATGGCGTGCCCGAGAGCGTGATGCTGCAAAAGCCATTTGTCGGCGCGCAACTTATCACCGCAGTTGCGACTCTCTTAAACTCAACAAGCGCGACTGAGTCGGTGGCCAATGACCCAACAAAACCTTCGAGCTGATTCCTCGATCGGCCAATCGGTGAGAATCATTTCAGCGGCCTGGAGTGCCGAGGTGACGACGGGCAGCCTTGAAGAAGATATGTCATCTGGCGCTGCACGTTTCGCATTCATCCAGGCGGCCAAGGAAGCTGAAAACTACGTCGATAAGCCGGAAGGTAGGCCTCCGACGGGAAAACTCACAAGATGGCACAAGAGCAGGCCCCGGCGAATGGCTTAGCAATTCGGGGCAGTGATGAGTGTGGGATATCCTCCACATAAACTGGCACGACACTTGACCGCGATAATTTTTTCGTCCACAAACGAGGAGGAAAAAATTATCGTAAGGAATCACGATGCTCGCTGCAAACGTATACGCTGAAGAACGGGATGTGAATACTCGCTTGGCGAGCTTTGGGGTAACCAAAAGCGAACTGATTGAGGTCGTACGTTCCACATTGGGTGAACGCCTTAACTCCGTTGCCGTCGATCCTCTCGGTACCCCCGGCACACTTTCTTATATCGCAGGCACTCGCCATATACGCTGGTTATTCTTGCCCAAGGGTTGGTCAACTGACCGGACCAAAAATATTGAATCGGTTATAAATCCCGCTAACGGCATAAAAATCGCCTATCAGAACGTTGATATGGCTGGGTCACCACACCGTAGTCCCAAGGCAATTGCTGGAAAAAGGGGTGGATCAGCGAGCCTCATTGAAGAAGCGCAGGGGTCCTTGTTTCTTCACGGCGAGCTCCCAGAAGCCGTAGATTTGGCTTCGGTTCGCAGTCTTGGGTCATCCATGTGGTATCTGTGCGTGTCATTCAACGGTGAGGACATCCGGGCTGAATTGTCTTTGCCAGCTTCGGTAAAGGATGGCAATTTTCACGGATTTTTGGAGAGAATATTGCTTCTGCAAAGTGGTGAATGGGCGAAATTTACCATCAATGAAGACAATGATGATACGGTTGAGTTCGAGCCGACAATAGCTCGCAGGTAAGAACATGTTTAATATAGAACGGCTTGAGCAGGCACGGAAACGTCGCCGCTATACGGCGAAGATTCTGGCCGAAAAATCTGGCGTTGCGCCCGTGACGTTGTCACGGGTGATCAATGGCAAACAAACTCCTGACGAACAAACAATCACTCGCTTGATAAAAGCGTTGGATTTCCCAGTGGAATTTTTCGATCAGGACACGGTAGACGAGATAGATGTTTCGGCAGCCAGTTTTCGCAGTTTAACGGCAATGACTGCGAGGGAGCGAGATGCGGCTCTGTCCGCTGGCTCACTGGCATATGAAGTCGCCGATTGGTTGAATGACCGATATCAATTGCCGGTGCCGGACTTGATAGACCTCAGTCACGAGCGGAGCCCGTCCTCAGCGGCCAGGACACTTCGCCAACATTGGACTATTGGTGAAAAACCTATTGGCAACATGATAAAATTGCTCGAATCAAAGGGAATTCGGGTCTTTTCCCTTGCTGAAAGCACAAAAAATGTAGATGCGTTTTCGGTGTGGCGGAATGACGAGCCATATATTTTTCTAAATACTTTCAAGACGGCCGAGCGGAGTCGTTTCGATGCCGCACACGAGTTGGGTCATCTTGTCCTTCACAAGCATGGAGGGCCAAATCAACGCTCTGCCGAAATCGAGGCTAATGAGTTTGCCGGAGCGTTTTTGATGCCGAGCGCAGATGTGCGTTCCCGTCTTCCTTATACGAGAAGTTTGGATCAGATTATCGCGGCAAAGGTTAGATGGGGCGTGTCAGCTGCCGCTCTTTGCTACTCACTGCACAAGATGGGGCTCATTACCGAGTGGCAATATAGGACATTCTGTATCCAATTGAACCAACGGTATCGCAATCTCGAACCAAACGGTATGGAAAAGGAAAAATCTGCGATATGGCAAATGGTGCTCAACGATCTTTGGAGCCAAGGTCAAACGAGGACAAAAATAGCAAGAGACCTCTCCCTGCCAGACGATGAACTGGAGAACTTGATCTTTGGCTTGACCACGAACGTTGTCCCACCGGCTGCAACCGGACGCGCCAAACTTTCAGCGGTAAAATGACAGCGCAAAGCTTGAATGCAAAAAAAGCCCGCCGACCGGAGAACCGGCGGCGGGCTGAAAAGATCGGGCGATGTCCACTACTTGTTGAGTGCATCCTCTGACGCTAATGCATCCTTTGCCAACTCCTTGAGCTCTCTGAGAGAGGTTTGCACGATCCAAACCCCTTCGGAGAGCGCATCGGCCTGGTTCCGGTCCTCGATCGCCTCAACTGCCATACCGACCAGGTCCACGTGCCTTCGCACGAGATTGATCTTGTCGATGATTTCCACTCGGTTATCCATGCCCTGATATCCTTCGCGTCGCTAAGCGGAAAGTCATCACCACAAACCATCGCCGTCAATTGGATGCCCCCGCAAAGAGGCACTATTTCAACAAATCAGCAATTTTCCGAGTCCCTTTCCCGGCAGCCCTGACCGGCGGGGAGATATTTAACTGAACGGAACGACAGTCACGCCTGGCGTTATGTCGAAATAGATCGGCGGCGACGTAAGCTTCACCGGCCAGCCGAGTCTTTGAACCAGGTTGCAGGTGTATTCGATGCTCACTTCGTAGTGAGCCCTGCCGACGGCGGCATTGTCTGGGATGGTGATTGAACGCCGATATGTCTCCCTGCCCTTCCGTGTTCCAGTCCCGACCGTGTAGTTCGTGATCGCGTGACGGTCTCCCACTGAATCCACAAGCCACCGCTTCAGGATCGACGGGCATATCCGCGATCGGACAACCTCGTATTCGATCTCGATAGAACCGCCTTGCGGCACTTCTGACCCTACGGCCGCGGCGCTGACATATGAGATGGGCGGATGCCGGTCAGCAACCATGATCCCGAGACTTATCGCACCATAGAAGGCCAAAGCAGCAAAGAGCGCCATGACACCCTTCGCCCATACGCTCATTGATTTCAGATCTTGAACCATGCAAGCACCTTCAACATTCCTTCCCAGAACATGATTGTTCCGAGGAATATCCCGAGGACGCCGACGATGAGCCATTTGAAGAATTTACCGATCACCTTGGCATTGCGGACCATCACGAATATTTCCGTGACATCTTCCGCCGGCGCGTCTGCGACGACTTCGAGTGTTTCTATGTTTTGCGCTTCAAGTTGCTCAAAGAAGCGCTTGGTTTTGTCGGGTAGCTCTATCCAGCGCTGAACTGCCATTGCATCTTTATCCATTGCCATGCCCTGTCCTGCGCCTACGATGTTTGATCGTCGTGGAACTGCGCGCAGCGATTGATCTTCGCATCGACCTGATCGGCGCTGTATTCCCAACGTTTCTGTGTCCAGCGAGCTTTCTCGCCAAGCTTGGGGATCACGCGACCCATATGCTCTCGACATTCGGGTGGCAGCGTCGGGCGGATTGGTTCGGCCCTCATGATGCCGATGGCCTGGGCGGCAGCGGTCACCCTTGCCGTTTGCTTCTCTTCAGTGGTTTGACAACCAGTCGAGATCATCAGCGCCCCAAACAGCACCATCAGAGCCGGTATCCTTATTGATGTCTTTATCGAGCTTTTCATTTGCAATCCTGTTTGCCTGCGCCGCTGCCGTGGCGCGTTTCTGTGCTTCATCGTAGAGTTGGGATGCCCGAAGGCGCGAACGCCTCTCCTCGGCAAGTTGTGCCTGAAGGGCGGTCTTTTCGGACAGTTCGACGTAACCGGCCCGAGCTGCTGCTGCGGCCTTGGCGGACTCGCTTGCCACCCTGCCCGTTGCAAGCTCGCCGACGATCGGAATGACGCCGATGTAAGGAATGTCGCGAAGGACAGGCATGCCCTCGTAATAGCCGAGCATCCCGAGGAAGATGCAGAGCGGAATGCCGAGGGCGCGAAGGATGGCGACTATTACGGCACTCATTAGAGGCCACTCACGCATAGTTCGGCTTCACCAAGGCGCTGTTTGTCCCCCATCTCACGACGCAGGACCAGGCCATTGACAATGCGACCGCCGGCACGGTTGAACGCCGTCTGTGCTTCACAGGCTTGACGATATTTGCGTGCCGTGGTGAGCCGGGCAGCAGTCGATCGCTTGGCAGCCGAAACACCGAAGTTATAGGCACCGGAAAGCAACGATGCCTGAACCGATACAGGTGCCTCGACATAGCCTTTCACACCGTCGACCAGCGGAAGGTAATAGTCATTGATGACGCGGACCTTCAGCATCGCCAGGCACTCCGCCGGCGTAAAGCTCATGCCGGCCGTGACAGCCTTGCCGTTGATCCGGGTCTCGCCGTAGCAGATATCCCAGATCTTGGCGAAGCTGTCCCAATGGGACTGGAGAACAAGTCCTTCCCACGGAATGATCAGCTTATTGACAGCCAAATCGACAGCAGGCGGGGTGATGCCCTGCTCGATCGCCGTATGAACGCTTGCCGGAGTGATCCGTTCAGGGGAGAAAAACGCCAACCAGCCAGTGGCAGAAGCGGATAAAATAACTGCGGCGATGGCGGCCTTTGCGCGGCTGCTTGACCTGATCTTGTTGATTGGCATCTTCATTACCTTTCAGATTGTTTTGAGCGATGAGGCGGGCAACGAAGGCAGCGGCGACCGCAAAGAGGGTCAGCACGGCAAACAATCGCTGCGGAATTGGGAGAAGGCCGTCGAGCAACGGCAGAGCCGCTTCAATGCCGGACAGCAGACCGGCAAGCAGCATTAGGCGCATCGACCAGGCTTTGCGCAGCACAGATCGCCAGTCGTCTATGAGACGCATGGTCAGTTCCTTTTTGTTGCCATTTTTCTGGAAAAACTACCGAGTGCCGACACCCCCGCGTCGGCAAAGCCTGACAAAGAACTCCACTTCTTTTTCACGCAGGCTGAACGGCCCGATCTGCCGGTTCTTGCGTTTACGGCAGATCGGGCTTTTCTGTCGGCAGAGGGGAACTAATCGACCAGCACTGTGTTAGGCGGCATGTCAGTGAACACAATCGCTGACATTGAGCCTGAAGCCGCCACTTGACCCTTTCATGACGATTCAGGCGAAGCGCCCGGCCGGCTAGTTTTAGCGCTTCTGGTTGGTCGGGCTGCTTCCTACAGGCCGCGTTGAACGCTGCTCTGTTTAAGGTCATTTTCTATTTAGGGATTGTGGTTATGGTGGCGGCGCTGAACGCCCCCAATGTCAGCAGAAGCCCGATTTATCGGTTATTGCGTTTCCGGTAGATCGGGCTTTTTACAGACCGGTAGCAGGCCAATGGCTGTCATCGGCAAAATCGACCGGGATAGGATCGAGGGCCTTTAGCGCCCATGCCGCAGCGTAAACGTCAGACACGAATGCGGAAGATTGCAGAAATAAGTTCACGATCTGCGCAGGCCTTAATTCGTGATCGACGTTATTCCCGTCGCGAAAGACTGTAGTAGTTGTCGTATCGCCCCCCGCGATGCGAAGTTGAGCAACGCTGAGAAGTGCTTGCAGATTTCGAGCGTCCTCATCCCGTCCGGTGACCCGCACGTCGTCAATAGACTTGCCAGCTTCGATACGCCGGTGCCTCTCGGCGTTAACACGTTCACCTGAAATGGCTGGTTTGACTAGCGGCGCGTTAGCCTCCTCAACCATGCTTTCAAGTGTCTGCCCTTCGCGGCCGACGAACAGCCCATCAATCTCATGAAGCCATTGGTTTGCTTCCCCCTCGACAGGGGAAAAATCTTCAATATTGTATGTCATTTTGACCCCTTACACACTGCCGCGCGTGCGGATGAAGACAACCGAAATGCTGATCGAACCGCCCAAGAGGTTCTGGACCTGATAGCGAGTCAGTCCTGGCTCGTAGAAGACGTTCACCGTTCCGGGATTGTTGCCTGCAGTCGTGAAGCCGCCAGTCGTCGTCCCCAATGTAACAACGCCGCCGCCGACAGTAAAAATGGCGACCATGCCGTTGTTCGCCACGTTGACGATGATCACACCAGATCCGTTATTCCATGTCAGTCCCGCACCGTTGGCTAACGTTGCGGCATTGATGGCCTGCAATTGGTAGACCTGTGATCCAGCACCTTGCAAACCCAAAACACCGTTCATAGTATCCCCAGCTCGGTCAACTTTAGCCGCTATCGCCGTCGATTGTGCGGTCGAAACCGGCTTGTTTGCATCGGACGTATTGTCGACATTTCCGAGGCCAATAGAGCCGCGGAGTGTTGTAGCGTTGACATCATCGATCAGGCTTTGGACGAAGGGGGAAAAGCCCAAGGCTGTAAGCTGCGCTGCCGCATCGGCACCCCCCGCTATAGCGCGTCCGGCTGCTGTAAGATCGAACAACGCCGCTGCTGTTCCGCTCGTGAAAAAGATGCCCTTGTTGGCTGCTGGCGTTAACCCAAGCATTGAGCGTGCCCAAGCCTTGAAATCAACCAAATCCATGGTGTTCGCGCCGGTACCGTATGGAAGCTTGTCAGCCGCCATTGTCAGACCGAGAAACGACCGCGCCCATACCTTGAAGTCGACAAGCGCCATGGTGTTCGCGCCGGTGAAATACGGGAGCTTGTCAGCAGCGGCGGTGAGCCCGGAGAACGCCGTCAGGATCGGCTGAGTCAATATCTTACGAACCGCGCCGAGCAGAGCGGAATACCGCGAAGCATCCGCCTGGTAGCGAATCCAATACGACGAACCGGCCGCGAGCGTCGGACCTCGCCAATTGTCCCGCAAGGTGATCGATGTGTCACTGTTGACGCTTTCGATACGGGCGCGTGCATAGCCGTCACTGCCGAAGGTGTCACCGGGCAGAATGCCATATGTCGACCAAAGCGTGCCTACGCCCGTAACGGCTTTGGTGCCGGTCGTGACCGATACCGTGCCGTCTGTGATGTCAGGATTTTCGGCCATCAGTTTGCCTTCCCACCCTTTGACGCGTCAGGCGGCGTCAGCTTGGCAATCTCCTCGCGTACTTCGGCAAGACCGGCTTCAGCTGCTGCAAGCGCTTCGGTCAAAACCTTGACCTGTTCGGCTTCGGTGCGGCGCATCGCCTGGACGCCGAGAACACGCTGGCGATAGAATTCATTGAGTGCCATCGACTCCTCGGCGATATCGGCGATCGTGACTTGGATGTTCTTTTCGGTCATTTGCGAGGACATGGGTTCTCCTTCCCGCGATGAGCGGGTCTGTGCGATATTGAGTGTTGAAGGGCAGTCCCTAGATCAGCGGTTCCACCAGAGGGACGTTAGTTTTACGTTTCTGACATCGGTCAGGCCAGCCGTACCGCCTGGGGATTGAGCAATCCGGTATGTGTTGCTGCCAATGGAATTTTGGCCAAGGAAAAACAGCGTATCGATGATACGAGCCGCGCCAGAGCCGAAGGGGCCGAAGGTCTTGGAAAGCACAACCACGCCGGTCGTGAGATTGGTAACCGTGATCGAAGGACTGCCGCCGCTAGCGTTATAATTGTACGACAAATCAATGTTGAGCTGCATAAGCGAGCGGTTTGAAGCCAGAATATTCAGCGCCCTATCGTAATTGATTTGCCCGCTACCGGGATTGAGGTTGACAGTTGGCGACACGTCACTTTGTGATACGGAATCAATCCCGAGATTTGACGTTCCGACGATCAGCGAGCCGATCACCGCCGAACTGATGTCGACTGCGCCGAGCGTTGCCGAAAGAGCCGCCAAAGTGTTGACCCTTACATCGTCAAGGAACAGCGTGCCGCCGCTGAAGATGAACGGACGGCGTTTCGCCCCCGGCGCGACCATGTAGACGCTGTCAGCGGTAAAGCCTATTTCACTCAACCCGCCCGCAATAGCACTCATGAACATTGCTGCCTGGCTTGGCGCGCCTATTCCCGAGGCCGCAACGCTGAAACCAGCCGTAGACAATGCTCCAGCTTGCGTCGCAACCTGCTCAAACCGGATGATACCGTTAGCGTAGAAGTTGCCAACCCTTGCCTCGTTCACGCTCACCCGATTGGTGACTGCCGTCAATTCCCCGTCGATGGTGCTGACGGAAACCGAGAGCGTGTCGGTGATTGTGGCGAGCGCGCCTAGACCCGTTACCGGATCATTGACTTGCGCGGTCAGTTCAGTGACCCGCAATGCCATTGCAGCCGTTTCGGACGCAATAACTGTAATCGTGTCAGTAAACGACGCAGTGAAGTTGCCGACCGTAGCCGTAATCTCTTTGCGATCTTCGAACGACTGCGCACCGGCCTCGGCAAGCAAGGCTTCAGCCTTTTGGCGTGCTTCAGAGGCGAAGCGCAGCGACTGCCCGATCCATTCCAGCTTGCCGTTGAGGCGAGAGAGAACACCGTCGACCATGCCTGGCAGGTAGATATCGCCTGCGCCGAGAAGAACGTTCGGTGTCGTGACATCGATCAGTCCCGACCATGTGAAGTTCTTGCCGATGTTGGAAACGAAGATTCCGCGAACCAGATAATCCGTATTAGGCGCAAAGACAGCGATAAGCTTGGTCGAATACTGCTCGTCAAGAGGCGCGTCATAAGGCATCTCGCCGTCGAACCAGAGATTGCCGGTATCCTTCTGATAGACCTCTACCCGGATACGGTCGACTCCATCCTGATCGCCAGCATAGAACACCTCGATCGTTGGACGGCGCGGTCCGCTGCCATCATCCAAGGTCGCAGGGAGAGCCTGCCAACCGAACATCGGATGGGAAGGATTGACGATCGGACCGACCGGACCGACCGAAACCGGAACCTGTTCATCAGTCGACCAGTCATAGTCGGACGGATCGATTTCCTTCAGAACCACGAGCTGATTGAAGCTGCGCTCGCCATCGATGCGGACAACAAGGAATTTCTTGTTACTGTAGCCGTTCCGAACCGATGTCCATGACACAACGTCATTCGGCTCTAACGTCCAGGCATCCGGCGGAAGGTAGAACGAATGGACACGGAAGCGCCGATCTTCCTCGATCAGCAGTTTCATCAACCGCTGGACCTGAACCGGAAAAGGAACGGCTTCGAATGTTACGCCCGAGGCGAGCCGACGGTTACCATCTGCTGATTCCAGATCGGTCGAATAACGTGCCGGCGCATCCTTGGTTGCCCATTTCTCCAAAGGTTCCGGATAGGTTGCCTCAATACCGTTATAGGTGGCATCAAGGCCGGGAAACGGCGTGAAGTTCTGACCCTTGGTGACGAGGATATCGTCATCGCTAAACGAATAGACAGCGGCACCAGGCGCGCCGACCAACATCTTGAAGACGCCACCGACCTCGGCGATGCGACCGTTGCAAGCCTTCTTCAGCTTATCAATGACGTCGAGCGGCACCATATCGCAGTTGATCTCGGTACCGCAGCGGAATTGCTTTTCCGAACCGCCACCGGCAAGCGGGATCAGCCGGTCGCATTCATTCGCCGCAACCATCCAGTTCGAAGCGGGCAAGCGAAAGGCCGGAAGGTTCTGACCGCCATAAATCCATTCGGTGCCGTAATAGACGCCGCGGATGATATTATAGATCAGCACGACAGGATTATCAGAAGGTTCCCATGTCGCGCGATTGTCCCAACGGTGCGCGCCTGATCCGCCAGCCGACGAATCCTTGCGAACGTCATACCAAGCGGTGACGGGAGCTTCACAAAGGTATGTCGGCTGGTTCGGGAACAGCTCCTGATTGAGGCGAGCCGTCGCGATGAAATAAGGGCAGCCGCGGCCGATCATCGTTGATTTGTAGGGCCGATCGGGATCCGTGCTGAACTTCGCCAGCAGGAAGGTATCGGCCGCTGTTTGCGTGCCGTCGTAATACTTGAACCAGAGATAATCCTTGCCGTCCTTGCGGAACTCAAGAACAGGATAGCCCTGCTCGACCGGCGTTTCACCCCAGAGGACAGTAACTTTTTGGTCGACAACCCAGAACGCGGGCTGACCAGGCGCGGGAATATTCCCGATCTCAACGACATCGGTCAGGTACGCGTTCGGCGTCTTGCCGTCCTTGCCCCAAGCGCCGATATATTTGCGCTTGCCAGAGGTCGCGGTTGTCCCGGCAGTGAACGACATCGGCTTGTCGTCGCCCATCTGGACCGTAAGCTTCACGCCTTGGGTCTGTGCTGCCTGTTCCTGTTCGCCGAACAGCGCCTGTGAGAGCAGCGAGACGCCATAAGCTATCCCGGCGCCGATCAGGTAGGTAACGACCGCCCCTGCCGTCGTGGCCGCGAATGCGGCGCCGAACAAGGCAATCGTGATCGGCTCCGCATGGGCGAGCGAAAGCCCCGCCAACATGAACCATGCAGCGGTCAGGAAAATACCAATGCTTTTCATTATCCGACCTTGAAGGCTCTCTTGGCTTTGAGCAGATCCATAGTTCCGACCCCTTCGGGGCGAAGCACGAACACGCGCTCACCATTGACGACGCCGAGCGCGAATCCGAACGGGCTATCCATTTCATAGGCGACGATGTCGCCGAGGCTGGCTTCAGACGGATGTATCTCCGGCAGGAACGAAGCGACCAGGTCGGCAAGGTTGTCGAACCCTGCCTTTTTCATGACCTTGAGAGCGCCCTCCGCCGTCTTGTACTTGCCCTGATATTTGACTGTCAGGTCTTCGCCAGTGATGGCATAGACCAGCCGACCGGCAAGACCCGGCCCGCAATCATGCTGTTCAGCCCAATCGAACGGAACGAACTTGATCTCATCGATGGCCGCCTCGAAACGTGAACGCCAATTCGGCAGACGGGTAAGTTCTGTCATGACGCCTTTTGCCCCCATGGTACGTTCCACGATGACAATGTGCTCGAATAGAGCCCCCACTCGTCACCACTGCGCCGCTTCTGACCTTCGAACGAACTCTTGCTCGGATTGGTACGACTCAACATACTGATCGCGTCCGAGTTCAATTCGAGTTGGATCGAACCTTCATCGCCGACGGCCGGCGTATCGAACGGATTGCCGTTGACCTCGCCCATGAAGACGACTTCCGGGTTAGCCGATGCGATCTTAGTCAAAGGGTCGAGTGTGACTTCGTATATGTCCGCCTTGGCGAGCCTCAGATCGTACTCGCGCGCGATCTCCTGAACCGCTATGGCGATTTGAGACAGATCGACGGTCACGGTCTGGATGGTCAGATCAGAGACGCGGGGAATAGGCCCGATGTTGAGGTTCTGCGCACCGATGAAATCGTGATTGACGATCACGCCGGTATTGCGATCGGGAACGCCGATCGTGATTACATCGTCGCCAGACCAGAAGCCGCGATCGAAGGGCAGACCCGTCGACCGACTGATCGCTTCAACCAGGATGAACTGGCGAGGAACCAAGCCCTTATCGCGAGCAGCCGCAAGCGCAGCCGCCATTTCAGCGCTGATGTCTTTCATTATCGCTTCTCGATCACTTTAAAACCGGCGCCCGAGGTCAAGAGCCCTGCCCCTGATCCTGGGTTCGATGTGCCCGGCGAGATGAAAACCTTGCAGGCAGGCTTTGCTAGCGTCACGACATCGTTGATGGCAACGCCGGTCGGTGCATTCGGAAACACCTCGAATGAAGGGGTTATGCCGCCACCGCTTGCCGTCACGATATCGTCGGACACCTCGAGGAAGGCATTGCGGACAGGTGACGTCGCATAGGCGATCTGCAGCTTGTCGGCGAGGGTCAGAACATATCCCGCCGGCAACCCCTTCAGGCTGATCGTGCGCCCGCCGGTACCGACGCTGTTGATCCGAACAGCCGATGCGCCAAGGATCGAACCATCGGGATCCGCTTGCGGGTATTTCGACAACGGATCGTAGAGGAAGAATAGTTCCTGCGCGCCATGCAGTTTGCGAACACGCGCCGCTATCTGCTTCAAATCGTTGCTATCGCCGATGTTCAGTTTGACATCGCCGGTCCAGAGCGGCGGAGCAAGTTCGGCCTGCCAGACACGCCCGTCGCCGGTACCGGACAATTCATCATTGCGCTGAATATCCCAGGTGACGGACTCGATATCGAGCCTATCCGCCAAGACGGAAAGTGCATATGGATAGGTGATTGTCATGAACGGGCCTTCAATGGTCGCATCGGGTGAGGACGAGACGTGAGAAAGTTTGCAATTGGTTGCTTGGTACTTGGTATTTCGGGTTGTGCGATTACTGTTCCGCCAGGCACGACTGACCCTGCAAAATTTCCTGCCGAAAGTGTTCAGAAGGCCGCGACCGTCAGTTTGGTAGAGATCAAACCGGATGGATCTCAATATCTTGGGCCAGTTCAAGCAACATCGTGTCAGCGTTATCAGTGGGAACCTGAACCAACTAACGAGATAGCACTGATGATGATGAAAGTTGCAGCGGCGAACAAGGGAGCCAATACGGTGACATCTGTCACATACACACGTTCCAACATCAACCTAGCGCAGAACTGCTATAACAACATTACAGCCAAGGGGTTGGCCTTTAGAACAAACTAATTAACCTCTCTTCCGAGGTGCCATTTTGATTTCATTCAGCCGGTCGGGCAGTTCCCGCTTGCTAAACGTTTTCACGCGCACGTCTGCCTGTTGAGCCCCGGCTTCTGATCCGGCCTGTCTGGCGATGACAGCGAGCTTGCCGTCATCATCGACCGAGACGCGAACATCGAGAGGGAGAGGTGCATTGCTGTTGGCGCCGCCATTGGAAGCGACACCCAACCGGCCCGAGCTGTCACGCTTGAGCGGCATGATCGCTTCCGGGCCCGCCTCGCCCATCATTCCGGTACCTTTGGCAAAGCGGAACTTGGTCGGGCTGCTGACAACAGAGTTGGTGAAGGCGCCGCCATTGGCGAAACGCTGAACACCGCCGACGTATGCGCCACCATTCGCCATGCGAAGTCCTGCCCATGGATCAGATGCCGCAGAAGAAGCGCCCCCGCCGAATATCTTGGTGAAGATGCCGAGAATACCGCCGCCGATGCCGCCGAGGCTTCCACCTGCCTTGTTGACGCTGAACAGGGCGTTGACGAGATCATCCTGCAGCTTGTCAACGATCTTATCTAGAACGTTCACCGCGGCATTGCCAAACGACTTGAAGAAGCCCTCGCCGCTCTGCAGACCAGACCGGAGATCGGACAGAAAGCCGCCGGTCGCTTCCTTGGCGAAGTCGAGTGCTTCCTTTGCCTTCTTGGTTGCTGCCTCGATCGAGGCCATCTGACCGGCAAGCCCGGACAACTCGGTTTTTTGAGCCGCGGTAAGGGTGATGCCCTTCTGCTGTGCCTGGTTGAGCAGATCAGTCTCGTAGCGCAGTTTCGCCGAAGCTTCCTCGGTTAGTCCTATGGCAGCCTGTTCGGCCTTCAGCGAGGCAATACGGCGTTCCGCGCCCTTGACGATGTCGTCATATTTCTCGGCTTCGGTCTTGCCACCCTTCTTTTTCTTCGACTTATCATCGACAGACAGCAGATCCTTTGCCATCTCCTTGAGCTTGGCAGATGCCGCCGATGCGCCCTTGGCAATGGCTGAACCGAAGTTCCCGACGTAATCGGTGCCTTGAGCGGATTTCATCGCATCAGCGATACCGGCATTGACCGAGTCCGCGGCGCCAGCATAGGGGTTGTCGATGCCACCGAATGAAACCTGTCCGATGTCTTTGAAGGAACCGATATCGACGCCAAGCTCTGAAGCCAACCCGCCGACACTGTTGTAGAGCCCGCCGATATAGGTATTCATCAGCTTGACGACGGAATTGATCATGGATTCAACGCCTTTGATCGTGGCGTTGACGGTCTGGTAGACGATATCGCCGATCGCCGCTGGCAACTGCTTCCAGGTCGCTTTGATGCCCTGATAGGCGCCGACAAACGTTGCGATAAGCGCGTTCACGCCATCTTTCGCAGACTTGACGATATCGAAGCCGAATATCTGAGCAAGTTCATCGCGGAAGATGTTCGCCGCTGCTACGGCAAGGGTAATGCCTAGAATAAAGGCAAGACCGGGATTGGCAGCGGCCATGGCGCTGGCAGCGATGACGGCAGCAACAGCAACCCGCCCGAGTAGTGCAATGACCTGAACGATGCCGCCGATGATCGCAGGCGCGTAGAGCAAGGCAAGCGCAGCGGCAGCACCTATTGCATAGGGTGCTATGACCTGAAGGGAGTCGGCAAGCCCGACGAGAGCAGCGGCCCCGAGCTTTGTCCAGTTGACCATCTGCAACCCGGCAGCGACCGCCGCAACCAATCCGATGGTCGCGAGGCTGACCGGAGAGATGATCGACAGAAAAGCGGAGCCGAGGTTCTTAACGGCTCCGGCTGCACCCATCGGACCGAGTACGGCACCGATCTGCGTACCTTGCTGAAGCGCGATCTGAAGCGGGTTCATCGACATTGCGGCCGAAACGCCGATATCCTGAAACTGCGCGGCAAGGTTCGCAACGTTATGGTTCGCACCGACAAGCTGGCGACCGCTGGCACTGACAGCCGTGGCATGTGCCTTCATTGCGCCTGATGCACGCGTTGCTGCGGCAGCTTCGGCATTGAGAGCGGTAGCATGGGAATTGGCAGCCTGAGACGCCATCGCGCCCGCCTTGCTTGAAACCGGACCGATGGATTCGGTAGCCGCTTCGGCACGTTTAGCAGCACCGGTGAGCCGATCGAGGGCCTTTGCGGTCTGATCGACACCGGATGCTTTGGCCTCGACGCCGAGTGATGCGATATCTGGCATGACTATCCCTTATTGCGCTCTACGACGCGCCGGTTGGCTGCCGCGCCCCTGATCCGAAGCTTGGCTTCCTGTACGTCTGCCGGTGTCGCCTGGCCTTCATTCGCCTCGGGCTTGCCGGTCTTGTTGATGACTGCCAGGACCGCTTGATCCATGCGGCGGATGACCGACAATTCCCATGGATCGATGAGAGCGCCTGTCATCCGGCAGAATGCCTCGACCTCGAGGAAACTGATCGGATTGGCGTTGAAGCCGGTTTCGCGGGAATTGTGGAGTTGAACGAACCAATCCCAGATGTAATCGGTATATTCCGGCGTCTCGGGGATCAGGTCATTCTTGCGGCGCGGGGTGAAATGCGCCCTCGCGAAGCCGATCAGCTCTTCGGCGAGGGCTTCACGAAATGCGCGTCTTCATCCGCGGCTTTGTCGATCTGTTCGGAGATGAAGAAGTAGTCCGGGTTGGAAATGACCTTCAATACGCTCTCCGGCGTGCATTCGACTAGCTTTCCGCCGTTCGTCAGGTTCCACGAGATCACCGAAGCGGCAACGATTTCATTGGTCTTCTCTTCGATCTCTTCGACCGTGCCGACCTTCTTCGGGTTCTTCTTGCCCTCGCGAATGGCAGCATTGGCAAGGCGGCGCTGAACGCGCTTCACCCGTTCCGACCGGTAGGATGCGACCTTGATCACAAGGCCCGTTTTCTCGCCGGTGGAAGGATGCAGGATATCGAGGTCAAAGCCTTCTTCAAGCTTCGCGGCAATACCGTCAAATTGTGAAAGTTCGAATGTCATTTAGAATACTCCGGGGAAGGATGGCCGGCTGTCAGACCGGCCGTTGAGGCTTATGGGAGGAGCGCGGTATCGACGGTGAGGATCGGCGTGGAGATGCCGACATTGAAGGTGCGGCGCAGCACGTTGTCGCCGGTCCCGATGTTCTTGCGAGCCGACATGACCAGACCGCGGAAGTAATCCACGCTGTTCTCATAGAGTTCGCTCGGTGCGTCCTCGTATTCGATCTTGAAGTTGTGCTGGAACTTCGTCTTCTCGGCCGCGCGCATTGCAACCTGGCCGGGATCGAGAGGGTCATCGCCGACAACCATGGCAATGGTACCGGCATCGCGCGCGCCCTTGAGATGGCGAACGCGGCTGTCGCCCAAAGACTGGAACGTCACATCGGCAGATTCATCACCGACTTCGCCGCCGTCTTCGACTTCCTTGATCTCGACCCATGTCAGGGCCTCGAAAGCAGCGATAGCAGCCGCGTCCGATGCATAGCTGATGGCGGTTGTCCCGCCGATGAAATATTTCGCACCTGTTGCCGTGGTGATGGCCATGGGTATTTCCTTTCATGAAAACCCCGGAACGGGGCGGGTTAGACCGGAGTGTCCGGGTTTCAGTTAAAGCTTCGATAGAGGATGGTGACCGGAACGTTCACCTTGTCAGGCTCGATCATGGGAGCGCCGACAGAGGGTTTCGAATAGACCTTCAGCTTGACGCCGGATCCGTAGAGGATCGTTCCCTTGGCGAAGTGTGCAGCGACAAGCCCGGCCGTATTCGTTGGCTTGATGACGCCCTGCCCGACCGGATAAATTGCCATAACCTGAAGGATGCCTTGATGCCGTGCCTTTGCATCATTCGCCAGGCCGAGATTATCGGTCCGGTTGGGAATGAAACCCGCCTTGAGATAGGCAGCGTTCGCCGGAGGCGTGAATGCCAAGCCGGGATAGGAGACAGGCAAAACCGGCGACAGTACCAATGAGGTAAGCCGCGCGAACAGCATCTCGGCGATTGTGGCTTCAACAGTTGCGGCCATCATGATAATCCTTCCGGCAATGGCCGATAAACTGAATGATGAGCAAACCTACGACCGGTTGTATGCTGCCCTCATCGCCCTTGGCGGAGAGGAAGGTCAAACCGTTCGCGGCGATACAAGCCTGAAGGCTGCCAGACAGGCCTTGGTCCTTCTGCAGATGGGTTTGCTCAAGGCGATGGATGACGACAGCGACAGGAACGTAGCTATTAAAGCCCCAGGCGACGTTTGAGTTCGTTAGCCTTCGCCTCAACAATGACATCCCAACGCTGAACGGCTGACCGGACAAACGCATCCGGCGCCTGACCGTTCACCCCGTATTCGCGATGAGCGGCATAAGCAGCGGTGTAGCCGATATAGAGCGTGTCATTGACATCAGCGCCAAGGATCACCGCCTCGATCGATCCTTCGTCATATGCATATTTCTGACCGTCGCCCGGCTTCTTGTTCGAACTGATCGCAGGCATTGAAGCCGTTGAGGCCATCAGCGATGCTCTCAAGAACCCGGTATCAACCCGCATCCGTCCCCCGGCACCGATCGGTGTTTGCATCTCGGAAACAATCTCTTGCACCGATTCTTTGAACACGGCTTCCACCGCGCCGGGGATCTTCTCGGCAAAGGCTGCGACCTGCGCGCTGAACGATAGCTTTGCCATTATGCAGCCCTGAACCTTTCAACGATCGAAGCGAAGTAATCGACCTTGTATTCCAGATGACAGCGGCAGCCCGATATCTCGCTGACCGGTGCCAGCGGATCGCCGGGATAGCGAAGAACGGCACCGGACACGCTTTGAAACACACCGTCGATCTCGGCTGCCTTTCCGTTCAATACCCGATGGGTGTGGCGTACCCGACCGTCACCGGCCGAGCGCCAAATCTTCTTGACGTCGGAAGCAGCGACCTTACCGTTATCGATCTGCTGGCGCATCGCATTCTGTCGAGCCGTGCCAAGCGCTGTCATGGTTTCGGTACGGGCAAGCATTTCGCCGCGAAGTTGAAGCAGGCGATCGGAATAACGGCCGGCGATCCGTGCCACCGTCTCGGCGAGGATCGGCTTGCCTTCCTTGATCGCCTTCAACACGGTAGCGTCGAAGCGCTTGTCCCGGCGCTGCCTCGTCAGGTAGTTGCGCAGAAGCGCGCTATCACCCGAAAGCAGCTCTTGGCGCGCCGAGGTGACAAAACGCTCCTGCGGCGACGTGAGCCCGATTATGCCGCCCTCGCGCCTACCAGATACCCTGTTGATCCGGCCAACCACGTCGAGCGCAGTCGATCGAGGATTTCTGCCTTGCGAAAGGCCGGTCTCAAGTGCCTGGCGGATCGCGACACGCTGATCATCAACGATCCGGGTCACAAGTTGCGCCGAATGATCGCGAAGGAATGCTTCACCCTCCGGATTGCGTACACCGAAGCGGAAGATCACACGATTGCCTTCAGGGTCTTTCAGTTTCGGCAGGTTCTCGACCAGCCTGATTCCGCCCGAGTTGTAGGCTTCGGCAAGTGCCAGTTCCAACGCGGAGAATGCATCCCTATCAAGTTGGATTGCCTCGATCGCGCCGGCTACGTCGCCTTTCTCCAGGCGCTCGACCACGATCCGAAGAGTGATCTGCGATTTGATCGCGTCGATGCCCTGAAAGAAGGCTTCGGCGAGAGCTGCATCGTACTTGTCGAGCAACTGTTCAAAGATACTCCGATTACTGGCCATAGACAGAACTTCTCACGGGTTGAATGCACTTGAGCATTGGCAATTCTCGCCCAATTAAATATCCTTGTCGTCTGCGGGATGGCACACTGACTGCCACCAAGTGTGAGGGGCATCCATGTACGACAGGGAAACGATCAAAGGGCACACTGAGGGATATCATGTTGGTGCCATATTCGAGCTCAGCAACGGCCAGGTTTGGCAGCAGACCAGCGACGAATACGAATACATCTATCAGTTCATGCCTGATGTTTTGCTCGACGTTTCCGGCTTCATCGGGCGACTAAGAATCAATGACATGAACGATTGGGTCAGCGTTAAGCGCATCCGTTGAATTCCACGTTCGCGTTCCGGAGTGGCTTGAACTTCTCGCGGACTGAAGGCGCTGGAGCATAAATGTCCTCTCGACTTGTAACTGGACTTTCGGTTTGTTACTCAACCCGAAAACAGAGGAATGAAATGACGACTTTTACGGAGACCTTTGTACACTTCAGCGATCAACCAACAGGGCGATTTTGCACCGTCACAATGAACGCACTTAAGCTTCCCGTTGCAAAGGTGATCTTTATAGATCCGCCAGTGCCAGATGAAACGGAGGCCGATGAACGAGCCCGAGTACTGGAAATTGCTAAATCCTTGTTCAGCGAAGCAGCATCGAGCCTTTAGGCCCTCACGAAAAGCTTGTGGTAAACAATGGTGTCGGTCGGCTGTAGCGGCGCCACCTTTACGATAGTGTATGACTTGCCGTTGAACACTAGCCTATCAGTCGTGGTTGGCTCTATGGCAAGGCCCTTGGCGGCAACATAGGCGGTGCGATCTGTCGATTTCACGAGAGTGCCGTCGACGTCCTTCAACTCGATGGCCAATATCGCCGCGGTGCATGGCGTCTTCTGAACCGTCGGCTCACCCGGATCATAGACAGGACCGCCGCCGGGAACGTCGCGCCATATCTCGCCGGCGGAGCCGAACTTGTCGAGCAGGCGCAGCGCAGTCGTTTGCTCGCGGGCATAATCGAACTTTGCCATCTCAGCAGCCTATCGACCTGATCAACAGGCAAGGAGCGTTGAGATTGCGCAGATAAGGCGCGAGCATGCCGTCGACGGTCGAGATCAGGGGTGTGATGAATGTCGCTGTCCCATCCGATTGAGCATTGGAGTACTGAACTTCGAGCTCTCCGACCTTCTCGCGCACAATGCCGGTGGAAGCCGATCCGGTAACAACAAGACTGCCCGGATTGGTTGCGTCTGCAAAGGCGGCAAAGAACGAAGCATAGATGACCGCCAGCGGCACGACGTCGGAAGGAATGGCTGTTCCCCTGAGAGAAGCGCCGACGCGCGGCCATGCCCTCTCCTGATCGAAGGAAGCCACAACGCCGATGAACCTATCTCCATAAACAGCGTCGATGTACTGGCTGCCACGCTGGCGCAGCACTTCGGGTGCGGGAGCATCTTCCGGAAGAGTGTAGCCGTTATCGGTCAGCCATGTGGCGAACTGTTCGTTCGAGCCGTATCCAGCCATGTTGCAACTCTCCGGTGAAATGAGGTGCCCGACAGATTACCGCCGGGCAGATGGTTATTCGGCCAGTTTGGCGTCAACCAGTTCTTTGAGCTTTTCAGTCGTGACGTTCCGGGCATATTCGATGCCGAGTTCATCAGCCTGGGCTTTGAGCGCTTCGCGATCGAGGTCGCCGGGAACACCGCCGGCGGCAGGGTTTGTTACAGCGGTCTTGCCTTCGGTCAGGCCGGAAATGATTTCGTAGCGACCGACCCAATCTGTTGGTTCTTCCTTGACGGTCAGCACGGTACCGATGGCAATCTCGCCGTCGACACCGTAAATCCCGCCTTTTGTGATCTTGATCTTCATGTGCTTATCTCCAAGCAACGAGGGGAGGATGCCCCGCCCGGAGGCGAGGCTGGCCGGTTACACGTCTGTCGAGTAGAAGACGCCGGACTTGCCGTTGTAGTCAGCCCGGATTTCGATGCCCATCGCGCCCATGACAAGGAACTGGTAGTTGTCAGTGGGGTTCTGGCGGGTCTTGGCAGTCGTATTGACAGCCATGCCGACGAGCGGACGGATGAACTCAGCGCTCGGCACGAAGCCGAAGAACTGATTGCCCGTAAGCTCGTACGAGACCTCGATCTTGTTGATACGCCGATTGGTGAGCAGGTAGCTCATCAGCGTGCCGCCCTTGAAGCCGGAAGAACCGGAGTAGGAGCGATCGAAGTTCCGCCCGATTTCCGGCGAGACGTAGAGATTGACCTTGCCGGTGATCAGGTTGGCATCGAGCATCGCACCCAAGGTCTGGGAGAAGAATGCATCGATCGCATCCGAAGTGGTGGCGGAAGAGTCGAGATCGATGTTCGCACCGCCTGTCGGCCCGAGGTTGATGACCTTGGACAGAGGGGAAGTACGAATGCCGTAAGCGGTGTACCCGCCGACAACAATGGTTGCATCGCCATTCAGGGCGTACAGAGCCATGTCGCGGCGGATCTTCGCAGTGTGTGCTTCTTGATCATCCGACAATGCGTCGAAGTTTTCAGACTGCAGCGTGTTCCACTCGCGCCATTCACGACCGTATGCAGTCGAGAAGATCGGCACGGGGTTACCGCGATAATCATAGACGACCTTGTCGAGTGGCACCGGCACCTGACCGGACATCGAGCGCGTGACCGAACCTGCATCCGAAGATACGCGGTTCAGGTGAACGAGCTTGCCGATGTTGACCGCCTTTGCAAGCGGCATAAGGTCAGCCATCCATGCCTGGCCTTCGTCGGCGCGCATGACGCGGCGAGTGATGCCATCAAGTTCAAGCCAAGCGTCACGGGGAAGGACTGCCGCGGCGTTGCCGAGCATTTCCCGCATCAGATTGGCGTGAACTTCTTCGGTCCGGTGGAAGTGTTCACGTTCCACCGAGAGCTCGCCCCACCAAGCCGCGTGCGGCCGGGAGTTGGCGACTAGCTGAGAATCAAAGTAGCGCATTGTCGGGCTCTCCTTACGCCGATGCCAGATTGCCCTTGGCCACGCGAGCGCGGACAAGCTGATCTGATCCAGATGTGTTGTTGTAGGCTTCCTCGGCAAAGGCGATGATGCGGTTGCCGGTTGTGGCCAGGACGAACTTGCCCGATGCGTTCGTGGTCAACGCGGCGCCGCGAGCGACGTTGGTTGCCGTCGGAACGCGCACGTTGAAGAACTGCTCATCGAGCATTTCCATGCCAATGACACGGTCACCGGCTGCCCATGCATCGTCAACACCCTTCATTGTCAGGTAGTTATCCTGAGCAATGTAGATCCTGAGGTTGCTGGCGGCGCCGGCCTGGGCGAAGTTCGCACCGGAGTCGACCAGAGCAGTGCCGGGCAGGACAGCAGCAGCGCAGATACGCTCCTGCACCTGGGGCGTGGCTTCCGTAAACGGGCCAGCATAGATTTTGTTATAGCGTGCCATGATTACTTGTCTCCTTCCGGAAGCTTGAATGCAGGCTTGTCAGCGTTGCCGGTAAAGGCACCGTTGAGCGGAGCGGCCTTGCCCGGAGTGGCCTTCTCCGCCAGCTTGCGCGCGGCGTTGAGGGTCAGTTCCTTGGCGCTATCCTCATCGAGGATGTTGGCTTTGACGATCTTCTCGACCAAGCCAGCCAGTTCGGCGTCATCTTTCGCCTTCTGGTTGTTCTGGATCGTGGCCAAATTGTCAGTCAGCGGCTTGACCGCAGTCTGGACAGCGTTGGCGATCGTCTCACCGATCTTGTCGAGTCCTTCCGAGAGGGTATTAACCTTCGCGGAAAGCTCATCGAACTGTTCTTTCGACACAGTCATGTCTGCTTCCTTTCTGTTTGCAACGGGTTCCCGCTCGGAGCTGATCGCCTCGATTATTGCGGACTTCATTCGCTCCCAGACGCTTAGATTATCCTTGCGCCGGAGTGCTTCGACCAAGCGGGTTCCCGCCCAATCGATCTCTTGGTCAATATCGCTGAGCGATGAATTGATGACCGCGATCTCTTCTTTCTCGCCCTTCGAGTTGACCATCATGCCGACGCCCTGTTCAGGGGTAGCAGCGCCCTTCTCGTTGAGGAGGATTGCGTCATGGTCGAACACAAGGTCACGAGCGATATGTGAATAGGAAACGTCGCCGTTTGCCGCCTCAAGCTGGGCCAGAAGGCCGGTCGAGGTGTGGACAGGCTCACCCTTGTCAATGGCAGACAGCACCGCCTTGCCGCCCTCGGAGCGGTTGGCAATCTCGACGTCGATCACCTTGTCGAGGAACACGCGGCCATTCTCGCGTCGCACGTTCTCATTCCATGCCCCGATCCATCCGAGGTTGATGCCCTCGGGGTCGCTGGCCGAGAGGAATACACCGTTGACCATGGGATGACCAAGCGGCGCCGGCGTACGATCGAGGGTGGCAAAGCTCTTCTCGATCTCGTCAGCCGGATACATGATGTCGTTCATCACGACGTTGTCAGGAAGCGTGGCACTCGGGACGATGACCACATCACGGCCGTTGCGCTTTTCCTTGCGGATCGCCGCCGAATTGGCCAGCGACCGGATGTTGATCCGAACAGTTCATAGCGTCTCTTTCTTCGGTGCTGGCTTGCCAGGCAGCGGCGGAGTGGTTGCCGCGGTGCTGTCCTCTTCGGTTGGATCGTCGCGGTACTTCTCCTCATCGGAAAGCGGTTCCATGTCGACGGTCGCGCGGATTTCTTCGGGCGTGAACACGAGTTCCCCGCCGTCCTTCATCTTCTGGTTGGTGTCGGCCATCTTCACCGCCCGTTCGATTTTCTCGGCCATCGAGCTCTCGGTCAGATCGGTCCAGTCGATATGCCAGTCTTGTTCAGGCAGGATCCGGAAGCGTTCCAGCCGATTGATCAGTTCCATGGTGTTCGGAATGACCTGATTGTTCCGGCGGGACATATTGGTCTGTGCCCATTCATCGGCATCTTCCGTGCTGGCACGCTCTCCGGACTGTGACCCGACGAGGATCTTCAGAGGAATTGGCACCGACGCGGCAAAGGACTGCAGCGCTATGGCGAAGAAATGTTCGGGTGAAGGCAGAGTGATGCCGAGCGTCTTGGCTTCCATGCCCTGAAGCATGAGCAGCTTGTCGAATCCCTTCTGCCAGTCACCGACCTGCTCATCCATGCGATCGGCGATCTCATCGAGCGGGACACCCATCGCCTTGGCCATATCCTCAAGCCGAGCTTCCTTGTCGATCTGCAGGACAGGTGACGACTTGGCGTTCTTCCAGAACCCCTCGCCGCCGGCACCGCTGATCTTCTCCAACGTCATCAGATCGTTGTAGCCGGGCTCAAGCAGAGACCGGTTATGGACAGTCCCATCCTTTGACCAGATGATCACTCGATCGGGATGCAACTGGAATTGGCGCTGAACCTTCTGCGATGGATCGACAGAGGATTCGCTGAACTGGAACATCTTGGGATGGCCGTAGTTCTCGGACCGCTCGTCGGTATCCCATTCGGAGACCTGCAATTGGCCTTCCCATGCCGGGATAAGCTCGACCAGTCCCAACGGACCGCCGGGCACGGTATCAACCGGCTCCTGAAAGGTCTTGCTGTCGGCAAGACGGAGGATCACACCGGAGTATCCGCCAACGAGGGAACGGCGATCAGCCTCGGCAAGGTGCTGCCATAGCCGGAGATCGCTGAACCGCGTCCGGATATCCTTTTCCAGCTTGGTCTCTTTGGTGTCCTTGCCCTCGCTGCCGTCACGTTCCTTTTCGAGCAGGAAGGGCATGTCCTGCCAAGTCTTGAGGATCGTCTTCTCTACGCCGGCATGAGCGATGCCGTTGCGCATATACATGTCGTAGAGCTGCTTGAAGTTGAGATCGGTCGGATAACCGAAGTCAGCGTAATGGTTGTGTTTCACCTGGGCGAAGAAGCCCGGAAACATCACGTCCATGCGCCGCGCCACCGCGTTGGTAACCCTTGTGATAGCGTTCATGTACGGTGTCTCTTCTTCAGGATCATGGCGACGGTTTCGGTTTCACCGAGCATCAGTTCGGTTAGGGCCCATACGAGAGCGTCGGCGCGGTCGGGTGACCCCTCGCCTACAAACCCCTCGGGCGCGATCTGGCACATCTGATCTTCCAACTCAGGGAACGATCCGACGTGAGAGACCCGGCCTTGTTCGTAGAGTGCGGCGACAGGTTCAGCCCGAGCGACCTTGCCGCGGCTTGCTGTCACTTCCTTGTAAGGAACCCGGTCATCAGTGGTTCGAATGACATGCTCGACCATGGCGCCGCCGAAGTTGCGTTCAGCCACGATCTTGTCAGCCTCGAATTCCTTGTAGGCTTCGACTGCTCGGCGTCCCCATCCTGCAGGTGACAGTTTGCAGGTCCGATCGGAGAGAACATAAGCCCGTCCGTCTACGCCCTTGCCAGCGATCACAATGCCGATGTCGTCGCCGTCATCCCCCGTACCTTTGGTGCCGGAAGGATCGACTGCAACAACGATGCGCTGCATGTCAGGGGCAGCCCTGACCCGCTTCTTGTCGATCTCGTCTCGGCTCCATAGGGCGCCGGGCAGATCGTCAAGGATCTCGGCATTGAGCTCCTGGCGGCCGAGACGCGTACCTTCGTACTTCTCCTTGACCGTCTTCAGGAACTTCGGAGCGAGATTGCCCGCATTGTCGAAGGTCGAGCCACGCGTGATGACCGTTGTCGGGTCTTTCGCTATCTCCTTGACGAGCGGCAAAGGCTTTGGTGTCGTGGTGATGATGGTGCGCGGGTCATTCCCCAGGCGCAGCCCGAACATCGCCATGTCCCATGTTTCGCGCAGATACTTCCACGCCGCCAGCTCATCGCACCACATGGCCTCATGCTGCGGTCCGCGAAGGCGTTCAGGCTCTTCGGCCGAGAACAGTGTCGCCACCGCCCCGTTCGCCCATGTCACCCGTCGTTTCGATGGCTCATAGGATGGTCGACCAAGCATATCGCCTGATATCGATCGATCCCCTGCCCAACAGACAGAGAGCAGACCGCTTTCACCCTCGACCATGACGTCACGGGCATCGGATGCGGTAGGAGCGACAAGAGCGACACGCTTGCGCCCCGCCTTGATCTGCTCGCGAACCCACTCAGCGCCGGTCCTGGTCTTGCCGAAGCCACGCCCGGCCAATACGAGCCATGTCTGCCAGTCACCCGACGGAGCTATCTGGTTGTCGCGGGCGAAGAACCTCCAGTCATGGATGAGATCGAGACAGTCCTTTTCACTCAGGCTTGCCAGAACCGCCTGTCGTTGAAGTGGTGGAAGCGAGGCGAGAGACGATATGTTGAAGCTTTGATTTCGCATCCGTCACCGTGATATCCCCCGAGATGTCTGCCTCGATCTTGTCTGTGAACAATTTGTGGTATTTGCCGAGCAGTCCCCATGCCGACACACGAGCCCCGTGGGAGGCGCCTTCCCCCTCACGGGTAGCCTCAAGGTAGAGGCCGTCGAGAACGTCCTGCGCCGTTATCTCGGCTTTCTTGACCCGCTTTTGCGCGCCTTCGGCTATCGCAGCGGCAATACCAACATTTACCAACATGCGCGGACCGGCTTTGTTTGCCGTCTTTGCGCTGTAACCGGCCCTGATTGCAGCCTGGGTCGCGTTGAGATCGATCAGATACTCAGCGACGAAACGCTCTTGTTTGGTGTTGAGGGGCACGATTGATCCGGTTAGTTTGAATTCAGTTGTCACCGCTATCCACTGATGATCGCTGGCAGTACTTTTGTCGGCATTGCATCCGCTGGCACACTTGTGAGATATTCGTCTCAACCCAGGCCCCCGAAGGATCTCCGTTTGGACGACGGGACCACCCGGCGGGATACCCTGGCGCCCGTACTGGCCCCTCCTTCACCGGCTCACCGCCGACAAGTAGGATGGATACCCAGAGTCCGACGGGATCTACTGACCGCGGTTTCGAAACGCGGAATGTGGGCCGATGCACTCATGAACGGCGGCTTATCCGTTCGATGGGCATGTTTCACGAAACCTTATGGTCTCGTGGCCACGACGACCGAGGGCTATTCCAATGTGGAAGAAAACCACGGTTCGAATAACGATAACGATCAATCTGGCACCTTGCCTCTTAGGCATCGCCGCCATTTTGAAAGTACTGCTTTAACGCAGGAACGCCGGGAGCAATCTCGGCGTTTTCGTTTTCTGTCTCGCTTACCCATTTCACCGGGTCAAATGACAAGCCCCTTGCGGCCCCGGTTTCCGGCGATCCGGCACGAATGAAAGTCTGTATCCTGTCGCGAGTTGGGCAGGTCGGAATGTCGCCGCAAACCGTTATCGGTATAAGTCGTTGATGCGAGCCTTGTTGAAGTAAAGCTTGCCCTCGACAAATACGAAAGGCTGCACCGGCATGATTGCTTCCGGTCCGCACTCGCCGACAACTGCCTTGATCTCTCGACCAGTCGTGCCAGCCAATTTCACCGGGTCCGCCGGTCGTGGCAGTGCCGCCGCTACGCCAGCGATGGGAGCAAGGCCGATGAATGCGAGGAGTGAGCGCCGGTTCATGAAACCCATCCCCTGATTAGATTGACGAGCCATACAGTTTGCGGCTCTCTGAGCTGGTAAGCAGCCCAATCAACAAGGACAACGAACAGAGCAGGAGCAACCGACTTTGCAGACTTTTGACCCACCCCCAGTGATCGAATGCTGCGACCGTTCCTTGACTGCGTTGACATGACCACAAGTCGTGACTCTTCGCAGCAAACCGGTATAGTTACACCGAGATATGAAATTGGCGGTTGGGGTTGGAACATGTTCGTCGTCGTTGGAGCATTTGGTGTCACTGTTTTCGTCGCCGTCATGACGGTGCTATTCGGTACCATAGGCTCGATTCTCGCGACCGGCGTAGGCATCCCTGTTTTTCTAGCTTGGTTTTACTACCGTACCGACCTGAGGAGCAGGACGGCCAGCAAGGTGAGCAACGATCAGGCGGGCAAAGTATAGAGCTAAGGCCAGTCAAAGCGCTCAGCGCTGTCGCGTTTTCGTCATCGGAGTGCTTTCAGGATGGCGTGAACCACTTGGTTGTGGTTCCAACATCGATGAGCGCGTGAAAGAACGGTGCGTGTGTATCGCCCGTCGCCTTCACACCGATGTACGAGCCGCGATGCTCCTGCCATGTCGCCAGCATCAGACCGTGTTCCTTGTGCGTGACAAGGATCGGATCAGTCATTGCCGGTCCAGGCTCGCCGTTGGTCCATCTCATGAACGCAAATCCATCGGCAGCTTCATGGCGCGAAGTGCTTCCATGGTCACCGGCATGAGTGCCATCTGCTTCTCGTAAGCCTGTTTCGGGTTCGGCTGATTTTTGGCCCAACGCTTCAAAAACTTTTCGGTGCTCATGACATTCTCCGGTTGTTTTGATTAAAGCCATTCGAGCCGGGCAAACTCTTTGTCGCCGGTCATCTTGAAGACTGAGGATTCAGACATGTAATCGCGCGGGTTTTCACCCTTCGACTGCAACCACCGGCATTCGACCGTGATCGCCCCTATTTCGTTCGTCCCGAAGCCGCTCTCATATTGAACCCAATGCGCAAGTTCATGCACAAGCGTTGCCTGATCTTCGAGATTGCCCTCGCGCCAGTCGCGCAACGAAATCACCGGCGGGCGAAAGATGGACCAGCGAAACAGGCCATGACATTCCAGATCAGGCTCGATCCTTATCTCGGGAACGTCTTCCGGGCATTCGTATTTCAGTACATTGGCGGCATAAACCATCAACTCGCGAGCAAGTTCGAGGTTCATGGCCAGCCCTTTAAAGTGATATCGTCGGCCCAACCCGGAGGATGAAATGCCGAAGTCCAAAGTGTCACCAGATCACGAAGTCATTGCCGCGCACATGTCGGCGGTCACCGTAGCTTTTCAGATGCTCGTGGTATGCCTGCAAGACAATGGCGCTCTCCAACCAGGCCAATATCCAGCGGCGCTACACGGCTACATGGAAATGGCGAAGGATAAGGCGGACCCAATGACGCTGGCCATGCTGGACGATTTGCGCCAATCTCTGTTAAATTGAAAAACCCCGCTCAAAGCGGGGCTGTTGCAAGTTTCCCGAAACGGGAGGACCATTATGTCAGCACAAGGCGCAATCACGGCTGCTAGAGCGGCCCAAGGGACACTCGATCCCAATCAACAGGCCCGACAGATAGCATTGGCTCTCGAAGAATTGGCGCGAGCAGTACAGCAACTGCAAAACGATGTTGCATCCCTAAAGCGTCGTTAGCCTTCATTTATGCCGCCTGCTTCTTGAGCGTCGCTGCCCTGCGCTGACGTCTTTGTTCGTTTCGCTTATCAGCCCACGAGAAATCGTGTTTGGCTCCAGCGATGAATGGTTGAAAGGCTTCATCATCAGCCCATGAAGTAATGCCGTTCGATTGGCGTGGGTCTGTGATCGTATCTGCAAAGTAGTCTGTTTCGGGCTCCTCATGCAACAGGCTGTTGCCGCATGATTTGTTATGCAACAATACATTGCCGCCCAGCGCGAATAGTATCGAGACTATTGCCCTGTTTTTTCGACGTCTTCCAGTCTCTGGGTGAATACCCATTCTGAAACATACATCCTTGAAGAATTGCTTACTAGCCATGCAATAGGCCCATTCCGAAAGGCAGCGGCGCTCTGCCTCGTTCTTGACCAGTGCGAGCCAACTAATCGCTTCTTCTGCTTCGGATATCTGCCGGGCAGTCGGCGTGCGGGACAGGCTTTCCCAGAAGTCTTTGCGCTCTTCCGCGAGCCTTTCACTTCCCCAACCATTCTTGTCGGCCTGAGAGTGCAGGTATGGCATAGCCTGGGCCTTGAGACGCTTCGGTCCGACTTGATCGCTGCTATTTCGCGCAATCTCGTATGCCTCGATAAGGCGTTCTGCGATGTCACCTTCGTTCATGGCTTCGACACCTCGCGTTCATAGACAACGATGAGATTTTCATTATCCTTGGTCGGAAGTATCGTGTGGATCCGAGATCCCTGCGGGACAGCCTGACCTTCCAAGAATGCCAAGAGAACTTGATCTACGTTATCGCATCGCGGTGTGATTTCCACTTCGTACTCATGGGTACGTGGGCGACTGAGATACCAGTGCTTTTTTTCTTCTGTCATGGCATCCTCCTGCGATCATCAAATAGGTCTGGCTGCGTTGCCCGAGGTCCGAACCGGCGGTAAATGCGCTCCGTCAACATGCCTGCAAGCGAGTGCCTGAGCTTTACCACACCACGAAGACATTCGTTATTCACGTATTGAAGTTCTCCAACGGGCATTGCATCGAAGCAGGAAAGCCATGCTGTCGTCTCATGCTCCACGAGCTGCGGGAACGCACGGATCAGATCGGACACACACCACAGCGACACAGCATCGAGGCTTGCCCGGTTGTTCTCGGTTTCCGCAAGCGTGGAGAGAACCATGCGCAGATGTCCCTCCCCGTAAGCATTGAGAATATGCAGCAGAGAGGCCACAGCGCGCGTTTCGCCTGGTTCTGGATATTTGCTCTTGCCGATGAGAGAAACGTCGTACTCGGCTGATATGGAGGCAATGCGCGCGTCGATCTCAGCCATCCACCACCTCGAGCGGATATAGATCACGCAACCGACCAAATAGCGGTTCGCCATCCTCGCCAATGCAACTTGCAGGAACAGCGACAAGATTGGTCCTCGGGCGATCATCCAAGGCGGGATCGCCGAAGTTGACGCGATAGCAGACCGCCTCCCAAACGCCGGCATCTGATAACTCGTATGCAAACCACATTCTCACGCTTTTACCGCCTTCCGCTCGATCTTGATCTCTCGACCGTTCATATGGATCGCGCCCCACATCTTTTCAGCCTCTGATTTGGCAGTAGAGAGACGTTCACCGCACCGCTGATAATCTCCGTTGAAATATGCGAGCAGATGCTTCGTGATCGCCTGTTGAGCCAACAGTTCGGACGGGAACACTTCCGGCTTGTCACCCTCGCCCATGACGGGTTTCGGATGGCCATCCTTGGAAAACCGAAGCATGACGCGCCAGCCGCCGGGAACAGGTTGAGAATAGGCACTGTATCGGTTCATTCAAAAAATCCTTCAAAGGCTTCTGGCATGTCGGAAGTGCTGGACGCGAAAGATGTATATTCGGCCTCGAAATTGACCTGCTGGCTTTGGCCAGGTTCACCGCGGCGGCGCTTATGGTTGATGATCCAGGCCTTGCCACGAGAGTTCTCGTAGTCGCGGATCATCTTCTCGCGCTTGGTCGGCTGGCCATCGGTGCGCGGCCGTTCGGGCGGACAGATCGGAATGAGTTCCTTGTAAAGCGGTTCCGGTCGATACAGGGAGAACCAGATATCAAGGTTCTGCTTCACGCTACCGCCGCCGTAGGCATCGCCCATCATCGGCCGAATGGAACCGCCTGTTCTCCAGCGAGCCTTCCACTCGTCGTTTCTCTGAATGAGGGTGACAACGGCGACATCAAGCGATTTGGCGATGGCTTTGAGCCCGCGATAAAGGGCATTGATGCGCTCGGCGAAGATGTCTTTGGGATTCGGCAGCGCGATCATCTTGGCATGATCGATGACAACCAGGTCGAGCCCGACCGACTTCTTCATCGCCTCCATTTTGATGCGAATGTCCGAAAGCGTACAATCGGCAAACCCGACGATGTCGAAGGGTATATCGACCGACTTCATCACTTCAGCCTCGATCCGTTCTATTTCCCTCGTATCCATGGTGTAGGCGTCGAGACGGCCGAGCGGGATCCGGCTGGCTTGTGCCGCGGACTGGAGCGCGGCTTCTTCGTCGGTGACCTCGATCGAGAAGAACGCCGACCTAAACCCGGCAAGAGCGGCATGGCGGCACTGCTGAAGCGCGAATGAGGTTTTGCCTCCGCCTGAATCGCTCATCAGTCCGATGTGATTGCCGCGTCGGATATCGCCGGCAACCATGGTTATCTCCGGCAGGAACCAAGGAATGAGCGATGTGGTCGACAGTGAAGCCCGAGCAACGCGATCAATGGCCTTTGGTAACAACACACCGTATTTGAGCGATCCTGCCCGCTCATTGCCTTCCTGCGCGATCTTGGTCAGTTCATCCGCCATGGATGAGATGATCTTCTCCGGCGTCATATCGACCGGCATGTTGCGCGCCAATTCGTCAAGGTCTTGAGCAACCGATACAAGCCTGCGTCTCGACCACGATTCGATGATAGCTCGGCCGTAATCGTAGGCGTTGATGATGGTGATCGCCTCGGCGCAAAGCCTGGCCATGTATTCCATGACCGTCATGTCGCCAATCTTCAGATCAACAGGCACATAAGATTTGATCGTAACGGGGTTTACCCCGCGACCGCCTGTGATCATCGTCCCCATGGTTTCGTAGAGAAGCTGATGGATCGGCTCGGCGAAATGGGTTGGCTTCACGAAGGCAGCCACCCGCCAATAAGCATCGTTGTTGACGAAGATAGCCCCGAGCAAAGCCTGCTCTGCCTCAATTGCATCAGGTAGCGATGCGCGGATGTTGGTCTGATGCGCGTTCATGCTGACTCTCCCATCATCCGAACAAGGCGAGCTGCGCCGGAGGAGCCTCTTTTGGCGAGGCGAGTTGAGAGAGTGCGAAACGCATACGCTGCTTCCAATGGGACAACTCCATTGCCGAGCATGCGAAGTCGGTCCACGCGAGCAATGTCCAGCCTTGTGGCCAGCCCATCAGCCACTCTACGAAAAGCGGGTTCAAGCTCCGGCGCTCTTTCGAGTGTATCCCGCCAACTGGATAGATCGGATGGACCGGGAGGGAAGAGGCCAACGCCTCCGCCTGCATTGACGTCGTGGGGCCGCCAACGCCCTTCGTTCGGCTCGACGATGTGCTTGTAGCTAGATGACGAATGTTGCGTGCCCGCTTGGTTTCCCACGCCTCGTTGGTTTCTGTCGCGCGTGGCGTCGTCCACATTTCGCCAAGCTGAATCGCCTGCGCTGGCAATGGTATCCCGCCCGCCCCGAAGCTCTGATTTGGGCTGCCCTTCTCCCCGTCCGATGCCCGAGGCGTCGACCAGAGATCGGACGCTTCCTTTGCCTGATGCGTCAACATCCTCTGCATCTTGCCATCGACCGTGCCCGCCGCATCTTCGTTCGCAGATGGCGTCAGCCAGGCTGACGCCTGGAACATCTTTGCTGAGTTCGCCAAGTTCGGATAACCGGACTGCTGGAATTTCTTCTCCGCATACTCCATGCCGCCACGGTCCTGATTGATGTCCGCGACTTGCGGAGTCGGCCACTGCGAGGAGGAAGAAGCGTTCTCTCTCATGCGTTGCGCCAACTTCTGACGCCGTGAACAATCCTCCCTCAACCGTAAAGCCCAATCGGCGAAGGTCTCGCCATACCCGTTCGGCTCCGCCCGAGGTGAGCATGCCGCGGACGTTTTCGATAAGGGCGAACCACGCGCCGGACTGGACGAGGATGCGTCGGGCTGTCGACCAGAGATCGCGTTCGTCTTCTTCGCCGAGACGCTTGCCGGCAAGGCTATGGGGCTGGCACGGGATGCCGCCAATGAGGCCATCCACTGCGCCACGCCACTGTCTGCCGTTGAAGGTTCTGGCATCGCTCCATATAGGCGCTGGAGCCAAGAGGCCCGCTTCCATAGCTGATACCAGTTGCGCGATCGCGAAACCTTCCCTCTCGACCATGCAGACTGTTCGAGCGCCTGGAACTGCCAGTTCGATGCCGAGATCGAGTCCGGCGCCTCCGGTGCAGATGGAGAGGATGTTGAGATATTCGGGACGTAGAGCCACATTCACGCCGCAGCTCCTATTTTCATCATCTTGACGCGATCATGACCGGATCCGGCAAAGGCGATTCCGACGGCTTCGCCCTGATCATCGTTGGTGACTTTGATCTTCAGTTGAGTGCAGCGGTCCCGCGCGGCTTTCTTCCAATCCTTGCGTTCCCATCCCTTATGGGTACCGAAGCCGAGGAAGGCTTTGCGCCAGCTTACAGAGGCGATCGTGTCGAACGGGATGCCATACGCCCCGATGATCGCCGAAGCCGCGCCTACGAGCTGATTGGAGGATATGACCGCATTGAGGCCGGAACCCTTGGCCTCGACTTGCTGCTCCTCGCCCATGAACTTCATGGTGCGCTTTCCGCCGCCGCCCGGTTGTGCCCGGATCGGCCGCTCGATGATGATAAAATCCGGCTTATCCGCCTTGATCAGTCTGACGAGTGCCCGCCCGAGAAAAGCAGCCTTCTCTTCAAATTCTTCGCCCTCGCATTGGATGTGACCGACGCGGATGGCAGCGAGAGAAGCCTGATCGTCGTAATAGGCGAAACCGGTACGGGTAGCGATATCGAGCCCGAGGATCAGGGTCATTTGCCATACTCCGCAGATTGCAGGGAAAAGAAGTCGAGTGCCCGTTCATCTCTGATGATGGTCAGGCTGCGATAGGCGATCTCGCGATTGACGCGGATGAGGCTGTTCGCAAATTGTGCATAGGCGCCGACGGGATGTTCCGATGGACTATCGAATCCGCACTTCTTCATGACCATGTTTCGGTCAAGCCAGTCACCCCGGCGGTCGTAGAAGTACGCCAGCAAGGCGCGATCGAGGGGATTGTCGAGGTTTGATTGATTATGTGCGAGGTTCATGCGGCTTCTCCAAACTTGCCGACTTCTTTGCCCCAGACTGTCCAGCCGGGACGATTCGTGCGGGAAAACAGATCCAGACGATGAGCGCGCGGCATCAATCGTTCTGCTTCGAAGTAGGCTTCCTCGGGCTTGCGGGAGTGTTCACGCGCCTTGCCATGGATGACCGATCGGGTTGATTTGGTGAGTTTGGGTTCGCCGCGTTTGGCGATGATGAAGGGCTCGTGTGAACCGCGAAGCCCGTAGCCGGTGCCGAATGACACCTTGCCGTGCGTCGTCATCTTCACCCATACGCCTTCAGTGCAATACTCGAATCCCCAGGCTTTGACGGTCGTCAGTTGCTGCGGAAGCATCGGAGCGGTACACCAAAGCCATAGGACACAGTTCGGTGCGGCGAGATCCATGACTGGCATGGTGTTGATATCTTCCAGCGCCATGGTGTCGTAATGCGCTTGTGCGCTCTTGCCCTCGCCTTTCGGAGACCTGACAACGAAGCGCCAAGGCGGATCGGCCATGATCATGTCGAAGCTGTGCGGGTTGATATCGCCGAATGGCCAATCGAAGAGGTGCATTACTTGACCACCTCCAACTTGCGCTTGGAGGGCGGCTTCCTCGGGCCGTATCCCTCGCCGAGGACGTGGCTATCCATCGCGTGACCGATTGGCTCACCGGCAAGTTGCTGCTGAACTTTCTCGACACCAACCTCGACTTGCATCTGGTAGACGCGATCGGCGGGGGTATGATCGGAGACGACGAAGAACTCGACAGGCTCATCCGAATAGATCGTGAAGCAGCCCTGCGCATCCATGTTCATGACGACGCGGTTCATACCGGCATCTCGCCCATGGACATGAATCCGAGGACAACGATCCCGATAAGCAGGGAGACAAGAAACAGGGTGACGTATACTTCCCATGGCTTCAGATCGTCGTTCATGCCGACCGCCCTTGCGCCAATGGCGACGTTGCCCGGCGAACGGTCTCGACGGCGTAATCCATAGCCAGCGCCACTTCCTCATTGGTCATCCCGGATGCGTAGAGTGTTCTGGCTTGATCGGGATCGAATGTCTGGTGGCGTGGCTTGTAGGCTATGCCTCGCTTGCGCAGCGCGTGGAGGATGGTTGTATGGTCACGACCGCCCATGATCCTGCCCATTTCGGGAAGGCTGAGTTCGGGTCGTTTGTGATGAAGATCTACGATAGCGTCATATCTGGCCGCTATGATGTTGCGGAACCGGCTATCGCCTTTGATATCGTCCACCGTCAAATTGTGCTTGCGAGCATTGAATTCCACGATCGCCGCACCGATCGGCTTTTCGCTGTTGTACTCGGCGTTTAGGAGCCACAGGTGCAAGCGCTCCCGCTCACAGTCGCTTTTCTTGAGATGATCAACAGCTAGTTTCTGGTCAACCATCTTCTTGATTGACTGATAGGTCGAGAAAACCGTGATCTTTTCGGGATGCAGCCGAGCATCTTCTTTTGCCTGCTGGCGAGCCACGGCTGCCCGATACGCGGGTGTCGCTTCCAGTACACTACCCAACTTCAACATTGATTTGTCTTCCTTTGATCAAGTGCGCTACGTCCGGGAAGAGGATCGCCGCATAGCCGACCGGTGACGCTTCGCGTGTCTGACGGAAGAGCGGGAAGGCTGTCCAAGTCATCGGGCGCAACGCGGGGGGACTTCCTGACCCGATTGTCGTGGCCATAGCGCTTGATGCGCCTTGTTTCGTTCACCTGTTCCCGGCGGCGGTCAGCATATTGAGGATCGAGGCGCATTCGCATTGTGATGCCGTTGGTACCCAACTGATCGCCAATCTCCTTATAATTTAGGCCTTGCGCTTTCAGTTTTCGGGCCAACTCGACATCAATATCCTTACGCGCCACCATGTCGGGTTACTCCGCAGCGTCTGGTTGATTTTCCTCTGAATCGCCCGCAAAGCCTGGATCATTGTCCTGGCTGATGGTGTTCTTCTTTTTCTCCATCGCCGAGACCAGATCATCGGCGAGCGACTTCTGACCTTTGGTCCAGCCCTTCATCCATGCCTGATCTTCAGGTGAACCGGCGCCGTATTCCGAAACGCCGGTCATTCCGGACAGACCGGCGACAAGGCCCTCGGCTTCGATCCGCTCCAGTGCCGGCGCACGATCGACAAACATGTCGGGCTGATACTGGACGGGAAGAGCGAACCATTCGGCGATCTGTGTCATCGACCTGATCTGTCCGGTGATGATCGTCGGATCCTCGATCTCGGCGCAGCGAAGCATGAAATCCAGATCGGAAAGAACGATGCCATCGACCTTGGCGAGCTTTCTGACCCGCTTCCGCTCCTCGTTGGCGAGGTTTACAGCGTTCTGTGCGATCTGAACCGCAGAGAAGTGGTGGAACATGAGCGCGCGGCGCTCGGCATCGGTCAGTTTGTTATTGTCACTCTTCTCAGCCATGCTCATTCTCCATCCTCGATAAGTTGATTTTCAAACTCAGCAGCGAAGATCAGCTCGGCACCCGATGCGGAGAGCTTGCCTCCCCATTTGATGAACTTACGACCGGTCCAGATCCGAACCGATTGCTTGAAGCCGTGCCATAAGGACTGCGTTTTTCTGCTCTGCGACGTAGAGTTCGTGTTTTGCACGCGATAGACTTTCTTCGTTGTGGCGACTTACGGCTTCGCGGATTGTGTCCGCGATATCAGCCGGCACCCGTTTGATTTTCCTCCAGCGAAGACGTTCAACCACCGTAATAGACAGGCCCGCCGCACGTGCTGCCTTGGTGATCTGTTCCTTCGCACTTCCCTCGCCGCCCAAGAACCGGACGGCCGAGGCCATTTCAGATTGGATGACTTCAACTCGATACATTTCTGCCTCGCGCCGTGAGATTTCCGGCTTACGCCGTGAATCTGATTGGTCGCGCCCCTGGATTTCCGACATTTGACAGTCCTTTCGCTCTACATTTTGAGGTGTAGAGCGAGCCCTCTCCGGTCGGCTCGGAATAGGAAGGACACTGAGATGAAACTGCAGCAGGCAAGACGTCGCCAAACAGAGATGCCAGTGCAGTTGGAATTGTTTTCATTTGGAAAGTTTCCCCATCAGGGGAGCCGCAAGGCCGGTAATCACCGACCAAAAAACACCTACAGGCCAAATAACGATGATTGCCCATTCTCTCGGGCCAGGGGCTACATCCCGCCCCACGGCAGCAACAGCGCCGATTAACCCGAGCAAGTAGAGGCTGATCGCGATAGCGGTACTCATGAGAAATCACCGTCCTGCTCATCGAGAAAACGAGAGCGAAACACGCGGTCGCCTTTGCCGCAGGACGCGGGATGAAAACGGACAGGAGTCTGGTCTTTCTTCGGAGCAGCGATCGCTGTCACACCCGCCGGAATGACCTTGACGATTCCGCGCTCGACCGCGTCCTGAACCATCTTGTCCAGATCATCAATCACGATTTCACCACGTATCCGGAGGGATCGATATTGCGGACGTCAGAAGCCTCACCGAACGTACCGAGCTGTTTGGTACGAAACTCACGCGTGCCCTGCGGATCAAACGTTGCGGCAGCTCCAGTCCGGAGCCACGTCGGCGCTTTCGCAGCGGCACGCGCCATCTTTTTCTTGGATTTTCTGCTCACGCTGCCACCTCGGAGGATGGCTCTTCATGATCTTTAAGGAAGTCTGTGACCTCCAAAGCGTCGCCATTCTTTCCGGCTGCTTCGATCAAGGGCAACCAATGCTCTTGCGGTACCTTTCCCCGCTCCTTCCAGCCCTGAACTGTCGAGATCGGGACGCCGAGCGCTCTGGCCGTTTTGGTCAGACCTCCGAACTTGCCGATCACATATTCCGCTGGTGTTTGCATTGGATGATTTTCCCGATGATCATTGTGTGTGCGTACATATACGCATACTTCGTAAATGACGTCAACGTGGAAAACGTAAATCGCATGTGCGTTTATACGCATCATGGATAACAGCCCGGAATCAATAACTGGAAGAGTACGAGCCCTTCGGCTAAAGGCCGGGTTGAGCATGGATGAATTTGCCAAGGCACTTGGCTATAAGAGCGCGTCCAGCGTGCAGCGCTACGAGAGCCCTACCGACTATGCAGGTGGATATTTGAAGCGCGATCTGGTTGCAAAGATCGTGGACGCTCTCGCGGGGAAAGGGAGCCCGGCCATTCGTAAAGAAGAGATATGGGAACTCGCTGGTCCGGAGTTTTCAACTCGACCCGCTTCGCGCCCGCGCCTTGTTCAAAGTTATGATCCTGATGGACCTGAACAGCGGGATAACGACGAACGCATGTCCATAGGATCTGAGACAGGCTTCAACGGTGCGCCAGAAGGCAGCTCGCCTCAGATCGATATAACCGCTGGCATGGGTGCTGGTGGCTTAGCCATTGTCAACGAAGGTGTTCCTGGCAAGCACGGCATGACTTTCTCAGCAGAGAGTGTGAAGGATTATTGGAAGCTTCCACCAGCTATCCTAGTGTCACTCGGTCTCGGCGCGCGGGACATCGCGATTTTCCCGGTGCAAGGCGATTCGATGCAGCCGACCCTCGATGAGGGCGACGTTGTGTTTATCGACACCCGCCACCGTCGGCCCTCGCCTGATGGGCTCTACGCTATTATTGATGAACTTGGCGGATTGGCGATTAAACGCCTTGAGGTCTCCAGCGTTCCTGGCGCTGAAGAAACGCTCGTCTCGGTCATTTCTGACAACCCGCGCCATAAAACAAAAGTTTGGAAGGTCGAAGACCTTTATGTTGTCGGGCGCGTTATGCGCAAATTTGGAACTGTAAAGTGACCCTTTTGAAGGATTCGTGACACAATACGACCTATCAAGACGTTCACCCTCAAGTACGAGAGGTTCCGCCCTTTCGCCCTGCCCGATGCTGGCAAGACGGGATGCTATGAAGTCCGGATATCCTGAGCTGCCTGTTCCACCAGAAGGCCAATCTGTCTCAATTCTTGAAGGTATGTTGCTCAGTTTACTCGTCAGACCGCATCCAAATCATTCAGACGGCGTCTACCCGTCCGGACCGTGTGATTAGACTGGAATCACAAACCGCCTAGGAATTCATGCGCCGGATGATCGGTGCTGCGGGACAATGCCCTGAAAAAGACCGCTGCCTTAGCGCTCCATGTCTCATTTATTGGCGGGAACCTCCGAGCAGACCCAATAAAATCAACACTTCTGCGCCCTGAGCGGGACATTTCCCTTGTACTGGAAATCACCGGCGTGATACTTAAGGGATAGCTTAATGAACGTGCTCAGGCGCCGGTAGGATCATCCCTCCGGCGCTTTTCTTTTACGCGCCGTACGCATGGCGGTCAAATATTTTTACGCACGGTTCGTAAATACTTGTTGTGTTTACGCATGATACGTATACAGTAGGCCCATCGGAACATTCGGGGCTGAACGAAATGACCTCTCCAAAGCAATATATTCTGGGAACGGCGCTCATCATCGCCACTGTCACGGCTGCCCTGCAGCTCTCCGGTTGCGGCACGTACAACACTTGGACGCCACGCGAAGCCGAGACAGCCACGCGCTATTCCTGCGCTGATGGCTATTACAACTGCGATTTGCGGACCAGCAACACCGCTGGCGACAATGGCAAAGCCTCGAGGGTTTCGCGATGAACGTGATCGCTCACAACTTTCGCCGTGCCTCAGCACTCGACCCTACCGGCGACTCCATTGCGCGGGCATTGGCCAAGTTCACCAAGTCGCCGGCTCAGATCGAAAATGAAAAGCGTCTGTTTCGGTTCAGGGAAAAGCGCGATCTGCGGAATCTGATCGGTGCCATCCGCGACGAACGCGATCTGTTGAGCCGTCTGCATTGTGTCGGGCTCGAAGGATTCACTGAACCGCCGGTATCGATCGATCAAGCCTTATCGCGTCTGGAACGCATGTATCGCGTCGAGAAGAGCCACACCGGCACGCCTTTCGCGAGCGGCAATCGGTTCATGGCGATCAAGTCGCGGCTGTTCCTGGCCCGCTTCTTTCGCCGGTTTCACAAGCAGATTTGGGAGTTCGGGGCATGAACTGGATTTTTTACCTCGCGCCCGTCGTGGCCATGATCGGCGGTGTCGTCTCGGTTCTTGGTTTCGCGAACACCATTGAGACCAGCTTTGCAGCTTCCCGTGCGGGGTTCGATCAGTGACCGAGCGCTATCGCGACTTCGACATCCACTACGAGCCGCCGCCGATCCCTGATCGGAGATGGGACTGGCACTACGTCCACGTCGAATATTGCGGCGATGGCGATGACCGCTGCGGAGACGCATCCAGCTTGGTCGAGGCCAAGGGGATGATCGATCTCTGGCACGCCGAGCAAGCGGAAGATTTCAACCACGATATCGGGGAATAACCCATGAACCGCACCTTTGAACAAGAGCCTGACCGCATCCTCATTGTAGATCCGCTGACCGACAACCGGGCCCGCCGCGAAAGCTGGAAGCTTATGGCTGCCATCGCTTTCATGGGGCTGGCCTTCGTCGCCGGATGCCTGGGGAGCGTGTTGTGATGAGCAAGGCAGCAGCAACCGACCTGATTATCAAACTGCCGGCCGTCATGACTGCCGAGACCTTCACCAACGATGAGGAGTTCGAAAAGCTCTATTCCGCGGTGAAGGAAGCCGTTTCAAAGCATGTCCCTGACACATCGACCAAGACTGGCCGGGATGCGGTTAAATCCCTCGCCTACAAGGTTGCCCAAACCAAAGTGGCTCTGGTCAAACAAGGCAAGGCACTGACCGAAGGCTGGCGCAACCAGACGACTAAGGTCAACGCCGCCTGTAACACGATCGAGGAACGACTAGACGCCTTGCGTGACGAGGTTCGCAAGCCCGTCGATGATTGGGAGAAGATCGAGGAAGATCGGGTCGACGCTCACAAAGAGAAACTTCAATCTCTGATCGATCTTTCCAAAGTTGGTCTTGGCCGCACGGTTGCCGAGTATCGCGAATTGCTGGCCACAGCGGAACAGACGCAGCTCGGCGCGACGTGGGAAGAGTTCGCCGCACAAGCCTCTCTCGCTCGTGAAGATGCGATCGAGACGCTGACCCGGATGCTTAAAATCGCGGAAAAGCAGGAAGCCGATGCGGCCGAACTGGAAAAGCTTCGCGCGAAGGATGCCGAACGCGAAGCCGCCGATGCTGAACGCCTGGCTGCAGAGAATGCGGCAAAGGCAGAGGCCGAACAGGCGGAAGCCCGCAAGGTCGAAGACGAGCGCATTGCGAATGAAGCCCGTCAGAAGGCCTTGGACGAGGCCGCCGAGCGTGTAGCGGATGCTGAACGTAAGGCAGCGAAAGCGGACGCGGACGCCAAACAGGCAATCGCCGATGCTGCCGCGAAGGTCGAGGACGATCGCCGCAAGGCAGCCGATGAGCAAGCCGCGGCCGAGGCTGAACAGAAACGCCGAGACGACGACAAGGCACATCGCCAGACGGTCAATAGGGCCATCGTGAGCGAGCTGGTCGATTGCTCGGACATCACCGCAGACCAGGCGCAACAGATCGTCATAGCGATCGTCAGCGGCTTGGTTCCCAACGTCACCCTGAAATACTGATCGGAGACAGAACGATGGAAAAGATCATCGAGACCGACGCCATGCAGTCATTGGGCTCTCTTGCCGACAAGATCGTTGGCGGATTGGCAAAGGAAAAAGTGTGGGATGGAAAACCGATCACGGCGAACGGCACATATGCCGGGATCAAAATGGATGACTATCACAACAATCCCAATTTGTTGGATGGACCGTCGGTTTCAAAGTCCATGCTCAAGCATCTGTTGCCTACCCACGGCGGAAGCCCGAAGGCTTTCTTTGGACGGTGGAAGCACAACCCGGATCATGTCGTACCGAAGTCCAGCCCCGCGCTTGAGTTCGGTAAGGCTGTCCACTTCCTTCTGTTGAGCGAAGGCACGTTCCGAGATCACTACGTCATCCGCCCCGACGAAGCTCCCGATGGCAGAGCATGGAATGGCAACAACAACACCTGCAAGGCTTGGCTGGCAGATCGTGCCAAGGAGGGCATGACGGTTCTCACATCCGATCAGCTTGAAACGATCAAGCGGATGGCCGACGACGCTTCGAAGTATCCCGAAGTGCAGCAAGGCATTCTCAACGGCCGCGCAGAGCGTTCAATGCTTTGGAAAGACCCAAAGACCGGCATCTGGCTTCGTTCGCGTCCTGACGTCATCCCGGCTGCTGACGGTGTGTTTTGCGATTTGAAGTCCACGTCCAGCATGGATGAAGATTTCCTCGAGCGCCAGATATTCGACTGCGCCTATTACCTGCAAGCCGCGATCAATCGCATGGTTTGCCGCGGTCTCGGTGTCCCGTTCGAAACCTTCGCCCTGCTCTATGTCCTCAACGATGATGTGCCAGACACGGCACATGTCGAGATCGAGACCATGACAATCGATCGCGGTGAAGCCTGCGTCCGTTGGTGCCTCGATACGATCCGGCATTGCCTTGATGAAGGCTATTGGCCCGGCCGCGAACCATTCAACCGCGGCGAACGACCAATCCAGATGAAGGTCTGGTCCAAGGACCGCGTAGACCATTTCCTCAACCGACAGGCGCAGATCGCCGAACAGGAAGCAGCATAATGCAAAAGATTCGCGTAGTTGACTTTGAAACGACCGGCCTTCCCGACGATCAGATCAAGGCTATTTGCGAGGTCGGCTGGACCGATCTGACCGCAGATTGGAAGGTATCGGAAACTCGGTCGCTTCTGGTCAATCCCGGTCATCCAATCCCGCCACAGACGCGCGCCGTGCATCACATCTCGGATGCCGATGTCGTCGGCGCGATCGATCCTGGTACGGCATGCATGATGCTTATGGATGGCATGGAAAAAGACGACATCTTTGCCGCTCACAATGCCAAATTTGAACAAGCATTCTTTGGCGGTGGCGGCCGACGCTGGATATGCACGATGCAGTGCGCGAAGCATATTCTTCCAGACGCTCCGGGCTTCTCAAACCAGACGCTTCGATACTGGATGGATATCGACAAAGGGTTTGACGATCCAAGTGCCGCCATGCCTCCGCATCGCGCCGGGCCTGATACCTATGTCACCGCACACATTCTGCATCGGCTCGTCTTGGCAAGGAATCCCGATGAGCTCGTCCGCCTTTCCACTGCGCCGGTTCTGCTGACCAAGGTCACGTTCGGCAAGCACCGCGGACTCCTCTGGAAGGACGTGCCTTGGGACTACCTGAACTTTGTCGCCAACAAATCTGATCTCGGCGCCGACGAGAAGCATACCGCGCGCCATTACCTTGGAGCACGATAATGAACCAGATCGCCCCACGCGAAACATCCATCAATAGCGTATCAGTATCGACCGGAGCCAATGGTACGTCGATCGCGCCGCAGAACCTGGGCGAGGTTGTTCGCTTCGCAGAAGTTATGTGTAAGGCTGACATAGCCCTTCCGAAGCACCTTCGGGGCAATGCCGGCGCATGTATGGCGGTAGCGATGCAAGCGCTGGAATGGCAGATGAGCCCGTTTGCCGTCGCGTCGAAGTCCTATGAGGTCGGCGGGCGGATTGCCTATGAGGCGCAGCTCATCGCCGCTGTCGTCAATACTCGGTCTGGCATTAAGGGAAGGCTCAAGTACCAGTTCGATGGCGGAGGCCCCACGATGACTTGCACAGTCACCGGCATTCTTGACGATGAGGAATGCGTTTACACCTCGCCAGCCGTCGGCAACATCACGGTCAAGAACTCTCCTCTTTGGAAATCGGAGCCGCAGCAGCAGCTTGGATACTTCTCTGCGAGGTCTTGGGCGCGGCGGCATTGCCCGGAGGTCTTGCTCGGCGTTTACGATCGCGACGAAGTCGAAAGCTTTCAAGGCGCTGACAATGCGAAGGACGTCACCCCTCGCCCTTCAATTATGGAGCGTCTGGCCGCCAATAAGCCCCAAGGAGAGCAAGAAGGGTTCGACGCGGCCAATGTGACCCGCGAGACGGATAGCCTTGCCGGTGACGCCACAAACCAGAACACAGATGCATTGAAGCTTGCCCCGAGCGGAGATGCTGGAAGCAGCGCGGCTTCGATAACCGATAACGCTGCTTCCACCAACACCGCGAAAGCGGATCAGTCTGGCGACACTTCGGAAACCTCCGCCGAGGTGTCGCCGGACTCTACTGATCATGATTTCGATGAGACCGAATGGCTGCAGAGCTTTGCTAAGCGAGTCTCGGCTGCGATCGGCAGCAACATAGATCAGCTCGAAACCGTCATCAGTGCCGAACTGGTCGGTGGCCTATCCGAAGATGCCGAAACGCGGGCCGGTGCCATCGTTCGACTGGCAAAGACCGCATGCGGTGATGCCGACAATAAGGCGAACTACGTCAAGATGATCGCGGGTAAAGCCCGTTTAGAGGAAAAGGAGTTGGCCAATGGCTGACCGTCCTAGCCTCTTTTCCGCGAGCATGGTTCAGGCTTTGCTCGCCGGTCGTAAGACCCAGACACGCCGGTTACTGCCGTTGGGCTCGCCGCCAAAGGATTCTGGAAAGCATGTCGTCAAGCAATTGATCCGCCCCTTCGATGCGCCTGCCTTCTATCAGTATGAATGGCGATCAAAGTACGGAGTGTTTTGCGGAGTGGTAAAGCTCCGGATCAATATCGGAGACCGTCTGTACGTTCGCGAGGCGTGGCGAACTCATGCAATGTTCGATGCGATCGCGCCCCGCGACCTTCAAACAAGTTCCATCCACTATATCGCTGATGGTGAAATCGATAGCGGAAAGTACCGACAGGCAATGCACATGCCGCGCCGTCTTTCCCGCCTCACCCTGATAGTCAAAGACGTGCGGGTCGAACGCTTGCAGGATATCAGCGAGAAAGACGCGCTTGCAGAAGGCATCCAAAAGATTGGACGCTTCTACGGGCTGCCTGATTCCGATTGGGATACCGCATCAACTACGTCTGCGATCGACGCATACGGCGCGCTTTGGGATCACATCAATGGCGCCGACGCGTGGGCTGAAAACCCTTGGATTACTGCCATAAGCTTCGACGTCGTCAAGCAGAACATTGACGAGGTGGCAGCATGACGGGCTTGCCAGGATACGACGAGTGGAAACTCGCGAGCCCCGACGATGATCGCGAGATCGATGAATACTGCTCAAACTGCGCTGGCGAAGGTGTCATCTACTGCTGCTTAGACGAGATTGGCTGCGTCGATCCCGAGGGCGGCTGCGATCTATGCGAGCGGGTTTGTGATTGGTGCAAAGGCAGCCCGATCAAGGCAGAATCCGATCCTGACCATCTCCGCGACATCCGAAACGAGGATCGCGAGTTCTTCGACCGCATGGAAGGGGGCGACTGATGGCCTACGCCAAAGACACGACAGTTCCTGTTGCAAAGACCGAAGGCGAGATCAAAGCCATCATCCGGAAATATGGTGCCAGCAGCTTTGCATCTTTTGAAAGCGCAGATCAGGCCGTCATCGCTTTTGAAAAGGACGGCCGGCGTATTGTCCTGAAAATGCCATTGCCGGACAAGCAGAGCCGCGCGTTCACTCATGCGACTTTCGGGGTACGCGGCGTGCAGCGGCGAAGCCCTGAAAGCCAAGGAAAAGCATGGGAACAGGCTTGCCGATCACGGTGGCGGGCACTGTTCCTCTGCATCAAGGCAAAGCTTGAAAGTGTTGAAGCTGGCATCGAAACATTCGAAGACGCGTTTCTTGCCCACGTCCAGATGCCAGACGGACAGACCGTCTCAGAGCATGTCCGCCCGCGTATCGCAACTGCCTACGAAACCGGTTCAATGCAGCCGCTATTGCCCGGCCCGCGGGGTGACCGGTAATGGCCCGCAAGGTCGCAGAGTGGATCGGCAAGACCGATAATACCAAAGCGCCCCCGCGGGTTCGCCAACGCATCTATGACCGGGACAAGGGTTCCTGCTATCTGTGCAAGACCAAGATCAAGATCGGCGAGACTTGGGAAGCCGATCATGTAATCGCCCTGATCAACGGCGGATCGAACACTGAAGGCAATCTCGCGCCGGCGCATTCGCATTGCCATCTTAAGAAAACGGCATTGGACGTGAAGGAAAAGTCCAAGGTCGCCAAGGTCCGGGCAAAGCATACCGGCGTTAAGCGACCGAACGGCGATATTAGGTCTCAGGGCTTCGCGAAGAGCGCCAAGGTTCACGCGCCTAGTTCGAAGTCCTTGCCGCCTCGCAGGCTTTATCAGGAGCGCACATCATGAGCGGGAGCAATACCGGACTGATTGAACGATTGCGCGATCTAGCAGCTGACATGCCGCGGACCGTCACTTCTGACGCATTGAATGACGCTGCCAATGCCCTCTCCACCCTCAAACCAGAGGGCGAGCAGATAAGCGGGGAGGCAGCGGAGCGCCGGTTCAAGCTCGGTGACCGCGTGCGCAAGATCAAGGGCTCATCATGGCAAGGCGTAGTCGTAGGCTTCTACAGCACCAAACTGACGCCAGTAGGATACAACGTTGAAAGTGAGCGTGAACCTGGGTCAGTCCAGCTTTATCCTGAAGCTGCCTTGGAGCCGGTGGATAGCGGGGATAAGACGCATGAATAGCGCCCCTGCGCCAGGAACCTACACTGAAGATACGCCCCTGCGGCTTGATATAGCGGCAAGGATAGCATTCCCTGACGGCTCGATCGGCCCGCCCGGATTGCGAAAGGAACGTGATGCAGGGCGTCTTGAGACGGAAATGATCGCCGGGAAAGAGTTTGTCACCCTGGCGGCAATCGCAAGGATGAGAGAACTATGTCGCGTAAGTCGAAAGGAGCGCGCATCGAATGGCGCGACGAGAGCAGAAAAGCCGATGGCTCGCTTCGCAACCGCGCAGGCTGGTTCATCCGGGATGGATCAAAGTTCATCAGCACTGGCGGCGGCGAGACGGATCGCGGAAACGCTGAGAAAGCCCTCGCGGCCTACATCGCCGAAAAATACCAGCCATCAAGAGAACGGGGACGTGATTCCGCTGCGATCCTGATTGCGGATGTCGTTTCCGTATATCTGACAGAAGTCGCGCCGAAACACTCCAACCCGCATGAAACCGCTGCTCGGCTCGACAAGGTTCTCGACTTCTTCGGCGACAAGAAACTCGACCAGATCAATGGTCATCTCTGCCGAGCCTATAACGATTTCCGGCGGGAGAAGTGGAACGCCGAGAAACGCCAGTTTGTGAAGGACTGGAATGCATCTGTCGAGGCCGAGCTGAAAGCCGGTGTTAAGTCACGGCGCAAGATAAAGCCCGAATGGGAAGATCAGGACGTCACAGCGGCAACACGGCGCCAGCTTGAAGATCTCCGATCCGCAATCAACTATTACAAAGATGAGGGATACGCGACGGTAGCACCGACGGTTTGGCTGCCTGAGAAGCCCGGTGCCCGCGACCGCTGGTTGACCCGTGCCGAAGCGGCAGCTCTCATTCGTGCCGCATGGCGCATGACGCAGTCATGGAAGGGGCAGGAGTCGAAGCGGCGTACCGGTCGGCACCTTGCGCGGTTCATCCTCATTGGCCTCTATACGGGCACGCGTAGCGCCGCGATATGTGGCGCAGCGATCCGACCAACGATCGGGACCGGCTATGTCGACCTCGATCGCGGTGTGTTCTACCGGCGCGCGCCAGGCACGAAGCAGACCAAGAAGCGGCAGCCGGCAATTCCGATTCCGCAAAGATTGCTTGTTCACCTGAAGCGCTGGCGCGACATGCCAGCTGATCTAAACGATCCAGAAGGGCCAAAGATTTCACAAAGCTATGTAGTCGAGTGGAACGGTAAGCCGGTGACCAGCGTCAAGAAGAGCTTCCGAGCGGCATGTAAGGCTGCCGGGCTTGGCGAGGATGTGATGCCCCACATTCTCAGGCACACCGCTGCAACCTGGATGATGCAGGCCGGTGCGGAAGTATGGGAAGCAGCCGGGTTCCTTGGAATGACCGTCGAGACGCTGGTAAACACCTATGGGCACCATCATCCAGATCATTTGCAGGAAGCAGCCAACGCGATATCCTCCCCACAGAAACCCCACAGAAAAGCCGGAAATAAAGCAGAACATACGGCTTCGAACGTGACGCCAATTACAGTAAAACGGCGGGTTTCGTAGAAGCGCCGACCGTTCGGGACGACGGGGTCGGAGGTTCGAATCCTCTCACTCCGACCAGTGAAAACGAGTAGCTGGCTACCTCTTCCCAAATCCCACAGCAGCGATTGTTCATTTCCGCCAGCGTGGGGCGCGCCATTGGCTGGATCGTCAACCCTTTCACCGCTCGTACTACGCTAACCTTCAAACGCCTCAACTGGACGCGGATCGCCAAGACATGGCCCACTGCGCTGCGGATTTCAGCACTATTGCCTAACGTGGTTTTTGCGACGTAAGATATTTACGGCTTCGCTATTCCAGCGTGGGGGCCAAGCAAGATTGTGGAATCGCAAAGGGGGATTGTTGATATGCGAACATTAATTGCTGCTGTGGCGGCATTGTTTATGCTTTCGGCCTGCACGACGACAGAAAAAGACCTCAGTATTGGCACGGTGGCGGGCGCAGCAATCGGCGGAATCGCTGGTGGCGGCAGAGGGGCTTTGATTGGCGCCGGGGCTGGCGCTCTTGGCGGACTGTTGGTTCGAAATCTGCGAAACGGCAACTGTCAATATCGTAACAGTCGCGGTCATATTTATACAGCCCGTTGCAGGTAGTCCCGATAACGGGGGGTATCTCTCAGCCACTCTGCTCCAAGCTGCCTAAACACACTTCATCAAGACTTTGACGCCCCGCTTCGGTGGGGCGTTATTCGTTCACGCGGCCAGTAGTTTGATATCCGCCGCTGATACGCTTTTGGTCCGGTCAAGCGCGTTGTCACTCGTGCAATGCTTGGCTTTCCTGCAGGCTGCGATGCGAGCTACGTATATCGATTGATATCCATTTTGAGATAATATGGATATCAATTAATATTCCTAGTATGCCTATTTGCATATTAATGTATTGACTTTTTTATGATAATGTATATCAACTGATATCTTTCTGCGCGGATGATAAGGCAAATAGCATGAGTGTGAAAGACACAGCAAAGCGTCAATATAAGAAATTGGTCGATACTGCGTTGCGGCAAATAAGTGCCCTCCGCGTTCCCCCTGAAGGGTGGATTGCAACGGTGCGTAAGGCATTGTCCATGAGCGGTCCACAGCTTGCTAAAAGAGCAGGAATCACTAGAGCCGCCGTTTATCAAGCCGAACGAAACGAACGTGATGGCGCTATTACTCTTAATCAAATGGAGAAAATGGCACGAGCGCTTGGAGGAAAATTTGTCTATGCCATTGTTCCCAATGGAAAGGTGGAAGACGTCATCCGGGCGCAGGCATTACGAAGAGCGGAAGGATTGGTAAGGCGAGCAAGTTCCCATATGGCTCTAGAACTACAATCCCTACCACCAGAGGGCACCCAAACCGAGATAGACCAACTCGCCGACGACCTTATCCGCCGTATGCCTACTGACTTCTGGGAAAGCCGTTAG